CTGGGTCGTGCCGGAGCTACAGGCCCTTCTGCGTGGCGTTCGGGGCGAGATCACGGTCCTAAGCGGCGAGACGGGCCACGGTAAGACGACGTTCACGACGTTCCTGGCTTGGGCTCAGTCCAGCGCAGGACCTGTGCTCGTCTGCTCGCCGGAGCTGCTGCCGGAGCACGAAACGCTCAAGCTGGCGACGATGGAGGCCGGCGGCCCGTTCCTGGACCTCGACGAGCAGGGCCGCCGGCTTGTGCTCCACCAGTTGACTCGCAAGAACATCTTCGTGCTCGACAGCTACGGGCGCGTCACGCAGCAGGAGCTATTCGACAGCCTGCGATACTTCTACCTCGCCGTCGGAGGCAGGCTTGCCATCGTCGATCACCTCGGGTTCTTCATCGACGAGAGCACAATACAGCGCGCGACCGAGAGCTCGGTGAAGTTCCTCAAGGACCTCGCCGAGCTCGTGAACCTTGAGCTGCCAGGGCTGCACGTCATCCTGGTCGCGCACCCCAAGAACCGCTCCGACCGCCGGGACAAGGACGGCAAGATGCCGCGCCTAGACATGACCCACCTAAAGGGCGGCAGCTCCATCCGGCAGCTCGCAGACAACGTGGCGTTCATCGAGCGAGCCGTCGACGGCCATGGCAACCCGAGGGCCTACTTGTGGTTCGACAAGGTTCGCTCGCTGTTCGCGACGATTGGTGAAGTGGCCTTCGCCTTCAGCAAGGACTCGCTGCACTACACCGGCATCGGGTCAGGCCAGAAGGCGCGGACCTCTGTCGCGGTACAGCTTGCCGCACAGAAGGCAGCTCAGCAGGCCGCCATCGCAGCCGCCAGGGCTGCAGGCATCGCAACACAGACGCCGGTCAAGCCGGCCCCAAAGAAGACCAAGAGCCCGCGACAGCGGGACTTCAAGCGGGCGGCTGCGGCCGACCCAGAGGAGGCTGATGATGACGATCAAGCATAACTTGTCCGAGCTTACGGACGAGCATCTCGAAGACATCAAGACCACCATCGGAGCCGACGAGAACGTCACAGTCGTACTCCTGCTCCGGCCAAGCTTCGCGGACCTCAGCGACGAGGAGTTCTTCCGTCGCATCGACTACGCCCTGTCGATGAAGAACCCTCACATCGTCATCAGGGACATCGACATCACACTCGGGATGGGCGGACTGCTCAGCGCTATGTCAAAGCTGTACTGGACGAACCGGCTCGTCGAGTTCGCATGGGACGTTCAGCACGTCCAGGCCAAGATCCCCGAGGGCTACAGGGCGGTCGGAGCTGTCGACATCCTGCGATACTTCATGGGCCCGACGTTCGGCTTCCGGCCGTTCGAGCAGACGGCACACCACGCGCTCGAAAACCTCTCTCGAATCGGCCGCAACCCCGACAAGGACAGCGTCGCACTCGCCGCCTCTGCCGGCGGCATCCCGTCGAACATCTCCCAGGAGACGGAGCCGGCGGACGCCGCAGGGCTCGCCGTCACCTTCCGGGCGGTCACTGGCACCGGGCCTGTCGTCGTCTGCCCGGGAGACGACGGCGACCTCCTCCGGCGAGGCGAGGGTCATGACCTCGACTGGGTCAAAGCCTTCGTCGAGGCGGGCGGCCTGACGGGCCTGAGCTGGCTGAACCCGCAGTCAGAGCCCGACAAGGACAAGCGCACCCAACAGGGACTGTTCGCCAACGACATGTTCGACATCGCGTCGACCTACCTCTGGGGCCGCAGGGGGGACTGTTCTGGGGAGGCGGTTTACGAGGTGGCACGCCTGGAGGCCGCCTTCCGGCAGCGAGCCTACAAGCTGCTCGCCGAGTCGGAGACCCTCAGCGGAGAGTGGCCCGCGCTGGCGTACATCGCCCGCATCGCCTCTGGCGCCCAGCGCATCAACCCGTCGAGACAACCGCTCGCGATCAGCAACCTGTTTGATGCGGACACGGGCGTGCGCAACCTCGGCGACGACCTCAGCCAGGTCACCATCCTCATGGATGCGCTCGCCGCCAGGAGCCTCGACAGCAAAGCCATCGTCGGCGAGGCCATGAAGGCTTACGACCGAGAGGTCGGCGGAACCCCGACGCGCGACGGACTGGACAAGCTGGTCATGGAGATTGTGGCGAAGCACCTCACGGCGCCCGGCGGCGCGTCCTAATGGGGGCGCCTGTCGCGCGGACGCCGCAAGCCGCGACAACGAAAGGTGACGCCGTGACCCCGCTCCAAGAGGCCGCGAAGGCGGCGCGTGGCAAGATTGAGCTTCCAGTGTGCATCGCGTGCAGTGCACCCGACATTCTAACCGGGCGAGCGGTACGGTGGATGGCCGCCAAGGGCTACGATCCTGAGGTGATGGTAGAGGCACACGACGGCACGCCCGAGGGCGTCGCCATAGCCGTCCTGCGCCTCGTCGCCCGGTGCCCGGCCTAGCCCAACGCGTGCGACTGTGGGAGTGCCCGTGCTCAGCGGCGGGCCAGACCTAACCAGCGAGCCGGCGCGTCGCACGTCCGGCCTGACGGGTGGAATGCCCGCCTCCAACCAAACACGTTCGAATGAGGTATGTGATGGCACTTTTCAACCCCGTCGAGGCTGTGATCGCAGGCGACGCCCTTTCCAGGGCGGCCATCGAGATCGTCACCATCATGGACCGCATCAGCCCGTCCGAACGCTGGCTCGTCGCAAAGCGCATCCCGAACACGGAGACGAAGCTCGCAGGGCTCGTGCAGGCCATCAGGGACCTTGCAGCGCATAACGCTGGACTGCCCCTCCAGAAGCCGAGACAGCCGGAGCTTCCTGCCGTCGCGGCCGCCCTGCCAAGGCGGCCGCTCGACATTACGCCGGCCCAGCTCAGGTGGCTCGCCAACGCCGCCACACGATACCCGGGCTTTGCGGCGCAGTGCTCCCCGTGGCTCACCAAGGAGCTTGACGGGCTGGTTTCGCTGGCGGGGGGCCGGAAGTGAGCGCCATCGAGATAGGGCACGGGCAGACGGCGCGCCGGCTTTGCATCTACGAGTTCGCGGACCGTTACGGGGTTCCGTGTTCCCTCCAGAAGTCGAGCCTTGCGACGGAGGATGCCATCTGGTTCGGGGCGAACGGCCCCGCGCCAGGGCGCGCAGACACGCCCCGCATGCACCTCACGCAGGACCACGTTCGTGCGCTGCTACCGCTGCTCACGCACTTCGCGGAGACGGGCGAGCTTCCGGCGCCTCGGAGCGGCCCGTGAGCGCGGGGCCGCGCCTCGGGCGCCAGGAGGCCGAGCGCGTCGCCGCGTTCTTGACCCAGCTCGTCAAGCCTGTGAGCGAAAGCGTTCTCGTCGTCGGCTCGCTTCGCCGGGGAGCCGCGACCGTTGGCGACGTGGAGCTCGTCATCGTGCCGACCGTTGAGCGGACGCCGCTCGCGCGCGACGCGGAGCAGCTCGACCTGTTCGGCACCGCGGCGCCGAAACCCCAGGAGTACACGGAGAGCGTTCCACTCCTGGGGTTCCTGGACGGCATCTCGCGCCTTACCGACCCGAGAGCCGGCGGGAGCCCTGTGCAGTTCTACGAGGGCGCCGCCGGGCCTTTCCACGCAACCCTGACGCGAGGGCCTCAGTGGGGGCGCGTGTACCGCAAGGTCAACGTCACGCTGTGGGAGGCCGGACACCTCGACTTCCCAGTTGACCTGTTCCTGGCAAGCCCGGCGAACGTCGGCTGGGTGACGGTCTTGCGGACCGGCCCGAAGGACTGGAACCTCTGGCTTCTGCACGGCATGAAGTCTCGCGACCTCCGGTCGCAGGACGGCTTCATATGGGCTGGCGACAGACGGCTCGACACGCCGACCGAGGACAGCGTGTTCTCCCTGCTCGGCCTGACCTATGTGCAGCCAGAGGACAGGAGCGTCGTAGATGGCGAAGACGAGGCCGCGCGAACGCGGCGATGGTGGAGGCTAAGCCATGGCGGGTAGACCAGTGAAGACCAGAGATCGGCGCCTTGCCGAGTGCGGGAAGGCGCTCGGCACCGCCTCGCGACTGGCGGACGCCATCGCGTTCCTGACGCTTATTGCGGCAGCCGTCGCCGACGGGCCTTGGCAGGCCACCTGCGCCGCCGTCAAGATCGCCAAGGAGTGACCATGACTCGCCAGTGCGCGAAGGCTCCATGCCCAACCTGCCCATACCGGAAGGACGTCCCTTCCGGCGTGTGGGACCCAAGCGAGTACGCGAAGCTGCTGGAGTACGACAAGCCGACGGTTCTGCGCCGGCTGGGTCGGGACCGTGGACCCCTCCGTCTTCGCCTATCGGAGCCCGGTTCCACTGTTCAAGTCTGGCGCCCAGGCAGCAAGGCACGGGCTCAGGGCTGTGTTGAGGCCAGGGGGCGCCGCAAAGCGTGCAGTCGCGCGCATACTCATGAGGAGGATGAAATGACCCAGATACCGCCAAAGACCGTCACAGCGCTCCAGGACGTAGCCCTGGAGCGCGACCATCAACGCGAGAGGTACGGGGAGCAGGCCGGCAAGCCACTCGCCGAGTGGGTCGTCGTGCTCGCGAAGCACTTCGGACGGCTCGCCGGCGCACTCCTCGACGGAGAGAGCACCAAGGGCAGGACTGTCATCCGGTGGCACGCCATCCGGGTCGCCGCCGTCGCTGTCGCCCTCGCCGAGGCAGCGTCAGAGGGCGGCCCGTGAGCTGGCGCCTTGCGAGGGACCTGTTTGCGCTCTGGGTGCTATCCAACCTCCACCCCGACGTAACCCCCGCCGGCTCAGCCGCCATCATCGTTTCTGGAGCGGCCATCGGCCTTGCCATCGCCAGCGTCGAGGACCGACTCAGGCGACGGAGGTAGTTCATGGGAAGCCAGTTCAAGATCCGATCGGTTCCGTCCGGCACGTCGCCGACCTACCGCATGGACGGCAGCGCGTCCGCGTCCGGGGCAATGGGGCGTCGCGAGACGTTCTTGCGACAGCACCTCCCGTTCGCTCAGAGCGTCTGCGCCTCATGCTATCGCCCGTCGTGCTGCTACCAGATTGTCGCGGTCACGGAGGCCGAAGCTGAGGCCATCCTCGTGATGGGCAAGGGCATCATCCTGCGCGACAACGGCATTGGCCTGCTCCGGCTCGCTGAGCAGGCGAGGGACGAGATCGAGGCTAGCGCCGAGGACGACGACGAGACGGCCTCCCGGTACTTCCTCAAGGGCCGCCCGTGTGCCTTCCTGACACCGGAGGGCCGCTGCGGGATCTACGCGGGCCGCCCGGACGCCTGCGCAACGCACCTCCTTTTGGAGGGGACTGTCGACGGATGCGCGCACAAGGAGTCCGAGGCCGGGGAGCCCGTCAACGATCCGAACGAGCAGGGCTACCTCGATGCCAGCACCGCAAGGGAGCTGCTCATGCGAGCCCGCGCAAAGAACGATGGGACGCTGACCATCTACAGCGGGCTGGCCCTGGCACTCCTCTCCGTCGTCATCAAGAATGCCCCGAGCGCCGGAGCGTTCCTGCGCCGCGAGGGCTTTGGAGACGTTGCCTCCCGCCTTTAGGGGCAGGGCCAGGGAAGGCCGCCGGAGGCCCTCCAGATAGCCCTTGCGACCTCCTGGGGCGCCAGGGCATCGGCGGCAACCCGGACGCCTCCCAGAGCCTCCGCAAAGCGGGCCGCCTTCGTCTCTCTGCCGGCAGCCCAGCCCTCGGCCTGCTTAGAGCCGCGGGCTGCGCGCCGCGCGGCAAGCACGGGGCGGGCGGCCTCAAGAAGCACGCACGACAGCGAGTAGCCGCAGGCCAGGAGGTCTCCGCAGAAGCGGTCGACAGACAGCCTGTCCCCGTCGGACAGGAGCACTGGAGAGGCCAGCGTCGCCACGTCCTTTGCGGCGTACACGACCGCGTCCATCGGGAGCGTATCGCACCCGGGGTACGGCCCCGTCCTATGGCCCAGCTCGGCGGCAACCAGCCGGCCGCCGAGACTGTAAGTCGTCACCTTCGTGCGACCGACAACCTCAAGGCTTTTCGACAGCCCAGCGACGAGGGCCGACACGGCCGCGGACTTTCCGACGCCGGGGGCGCCGACTACGAAAACGCACTTCTTCAAGGCTTCACCTTCACCTTTGCCGCCATCGAGGCCTCTCGCGCCGTTCGGCGCTGCCGGCGCAAGCCATCTTCAAGGGCCGCGGACGCACAGCCCTTCATCCCGGCCAGGGAGTAGTAGACGACCGAGACGCGGTACGAGTCGGCCCCGTCGCACTCAATCGGCGTCACCCCATGTAGAAACTTGTGCCCGCGGAACAGGAGCGCGTACCCGTCGTCAGCCGGGAGGGCGACACCATACTCCGGCATCGAGAGCAGGCCGCCGCCCGTCCCGCGGCGAACGACGGGCATCGCAGACCAGATCGGGAAGTTGAGCCTGTCGAAGTGGTAGGGGAGCTCAGACGTCATGTTCACCACGCCGCTCGTCCAGGGCGTGTCCTTGTGGATCCGCCACTCGGGGAGGACGCGGGCGGCCGTCGCCATGTCGGTTGCGGCTTCCGACGGAAGCTCCCTTCGCAGGACACCCCAAAGCCACGGGGCGACCTCGGCTATCGCCATTGCCGCTTCGGGGGCCTCGGAGGACAGCTTCGTCTGGGAGCAACCCTCGCGCTTCTGCGTCACCTTCTTGTGAACGAAACCAAAGATCCGGGACTTGTTCCCGAACCCCATGCTGGAGCGGAGCGTCGAGCCGTAGTGCAGCCCCAGGACGGCTCGCCGGAGCGACCCCCTCATGTCGGCCGGCATCTTCACGACGAGGGCGATGCACTCACCCGTCGCCTCGTCCTCTACGCGAGCTTCGCCACGGAAGCTCGCAGGGACCACCGGGACCGTCGCCCCGATTAGGGCCGAGGCCTTTTCGCGAGACATCACGCGACGGACCATCACCTTGTTCATCGGCAGCGCCTCGCGGCGGCGAGCAGGGCCGCCGAGTTGTCGTAAACCCCGAACCGCGCCCTGGCCTTCTCGAACAGGGCGTTCACCGCCGCAAACTCGTCCAGCCCGTACTTTACTGTCACCGCCTTCACGGCGGCCGCCGAAGCTCCGGGCGCGGGAGCCGGAGACAGCGAGGGGGCCTCTTCGAGGTACGCGACCATGTCCGAGATCTCCGACTCGGAGAACCCGGCGACCGCCGCAAGCTCGGGAGGGACGGAAGAGGCCAGCTCGGCGAGCAGGCGCTCGTCCCAGGACCCAAGCTCGGCCACTCGGTTGTCGGCAACCGCGTACGTCTTCGCGTCCTCCAGCGACATCGTGACGTAGACGACCGGGACGACCGAAAGCCCGAGCTTGAGCGCGGCCGAGTAGCGCGTGTGGCCCGCGACGATCATCCCATCGGGCAGGGCGATGATCGGGGCCATGAAGCCGAACCGCTTTATCGACCCGGCAACCGCGTCCACGGCGCCCGAGTTGAGGCGCGGGTTCTTGTCCCACGGGTGGAGGGAGCCGACAGGGACCATCACGCCGCGCATACAGCCTCCTCAAGGAGCGCGCGGACGCCCGCGGCCACACTCCCGCCCTTGTGGAGCACGGCCGCCATCACCTCGGCGTACTCCGGGGCGCTGAACTCCAGGACGAACGCCCGGCTGTCGCCACCCTCGTACGCATCCAGACGCTCCTTCATCGGCTTCTCCTTCCGGATTCCTTTCTGCCGCTCCGGCTTGGGCTCAGGCGCGGCCTCGCCAACACCGGGCGCGGCTTCGAGTGCAGGAACCGCGGCGACCGAGACGCCAGCAAGCGACGAAAAGTCGAACTGCATCAGCGAGGCGTCGAAGTCGTCCATCGCCTGCACCTGCTCCATCAGGAGCGGGACGTCCCACTTACTCTCCTCGCCGAGCCGGTTGTCCGCCAGGACGTAGGCGGCGGCCTCCTCGTCCGTCAGGTCAACGTACCTCACCGGGACGGACAGGAGCCCTAGCGAGAGGGCAGCTTGGAGCCGCCCGTTCCCGGCGACAACGAGACCTGTTGACCGCTGGACGACAAGCGGCGCAACGAACCCGAAGCGGCGAAGCGACGCCGTGATGGACTCCAGCGCATGAACGCGCGGGTTCCCCGGGTACGGCTTCACGAGGCCAATCCCAACTTCTTCAACGACCGAGCTCATCTGGCGACCCCTCCCGAGGCTCCGTTCACGCGGAACCTATACGAACATGCTCGGAAGGTATACACCACGGAAAAGGCTTGGCCGCCTGGGAGGGGCTCTTGACTGGCGTAACTGACGACGACTACAAGCGAATGGTCGAGAGTTACGTTCGCGAGCAGACCGTCGCAGCCGTCATGGAGGCAGGGGGCGTCAGCCGGTTGACGGCCCGGAAGTACATCGAGCACGGCGCCCCGAAGCTGGGTCGCCCGAGCATCCGGAGCGTGTACGCGGCCCAGGCGACCCAGGCCGCCGCGGCGACGGCCAGGGAGACGGTCTATGACCTCGCCAAGGCCAACGACGACACGGTCAAGTTGGCCCGGTCGATGAAGGGGCTCCTGGCCCGCCAGATTCAGAAGATGGCGACCAGCGGGGAGCTGTTCCGAGACCCGGTTCGCGCCCTCGAAGTCGTCGCCAAGGTCGAGACGCTTGCGCTCGGAGGGGCGACCGACGTGCTCAAGCTCCAGGCCGAGAAGGGTCCTGGGGACCCGCTCGCGGACCTCACGGACGACGAGTTGTTCGCGTTCATCGAGGCCGGCATGGCCGTCCTCAAGCTCCACCAAGGCGTGCGGCTACAGGTGCCGCCCGCTCACACAGCCGCGACCGTCGAGGTCGTGGACCAAGCCGCCGCAGTAGCGGCGTGAACAGGAGAGACTCCATGGGCAAGCACGAACTGACCCCGGCCGAGGCCCTCGGCCTCATTGACCCCGCCGCCGTGCGCGGCTGGTCGACGGCGAAGATGCGGGATTTCATGCGTCGCAAGGGCATCGCGCGCGGCGGGCGCGAGAGCAAGGAGGAGCTGGCCCAGAAGATCATCCTGGCGCTGGACCTCAAGGAGTCGACCTTCACGGTTCGGTGCCCAAAGTGCGGGCTCAACGCGACAGGCGACGGCATCGCGAAAGCGTTCGGCTTCCGCACCATCGGCAAGGCCACAATCCCGCAGTCGTGGTGCCGGGCGTGCCGACGCGGCGACAGCAAGGCGCGGGCCGAGCGGAAGCGCGCCGAGAAGAGGGCGGCCCTGGTTGCGAAGCACTCCGCGAGCGTGGACGCCAAGCACGACGGCGGCGCCGCATGAGCGCCCCCAAGCTCGTCCGGCGCACCTTCATGGGCGTCCCGGTGTTCCTCCATGTTGACCGGAAGGCGGCTTCCGTTGGGGCCGTTGCGGGCGGCATCGAGCTGTCGCTCGTGCTGCTTCGGGAGTCATGGAACGTCGGGCTCACCGCACGCATCGTCGACCGCCGGGCGAACGAGACGCCTTGGCAGGGGGCGCTCCTCGTTGCCGGGCTCCCGCTTGAGAGCCCCCACGCGAAGCTCAAGCCGGGGCTCGGTGTTCGCATGGCGGCCGGACCGCTGGCCTTCTCACTCCTGGCGAAGTCGAAGCGGCCCGAGCTGCCGGACATTTCCGGACTGCGCAAGCTCTACTACGCCGCGGCCGAGCTAGGCAGCGTTGACGGCATCCTGTGGATGCTGGCAGCGGACGTCGTCATCCAGCGGGCCTATGCGACGTTCTACAGGACCGCCCCATCCGAGCAGGCAGAGGACCACAACGAGGCCGGCTGCGACACCGCGGCGTCGATGCTGGCGGCCTTCATCCACACGCTCGCGACAGCGGGCAAGGATCGAGAGGCTACGCGTGCTGGCCGAGGGTGAGGCGCCCGCTACCATGAGCGTCCCTGTGACCGAGTTCGCTACCGGCAACAGGGACAGCGGGCTCGACTGGAGCCTGGCGAGCCAGCTCGTCGGCACCGAGCGACGCCTCATCCTCACGCTGTCGGCCTACTTCCCATCGACCGACGTCGACAAGCTGGCCGCGGTGGGCAAGCTGACCAAGCTGTTCGACTCGGCCGCCGAGCCCGGCGTCGAGCAGCCCCAGCCCATCCCGGTCGCCCAGCCCGCCAAGACCGGACAGCCCGCCAGCACCGACCACGCGCGCCCGCTCGCGGACTGGGACGAGCGCGACAGCAACGTCCTCTGGTGGATGTTCCCGGTCGTCGAGCCGCCCTACGTCGGGACGCCGCTCGACGACGACTGGCCGGGCTATCACACGCACTGGACCCCCATCGACATCCCTGTGTCAGCCCCAGAGACGGCCGGCGACGTGCGCAACATGCGCATAACCAGCCGGTTCGACCCTGCCTCTATGGAGGTCATCTTCACGGCTCGGGAGGGAGGAGCATGAGTGACCAGTCCGCACTTCGATCCTACTGCCGGCGCCATGCGCTGGAGCACCGGCTCACCGAGCCCGACGGCACCTTCACGCTCGACGCATACGAGCTTGCGCGCGAGGCGTCGCTCGTCGTCTCGCTGGACGAAATGACGACCCAAGCCGCGGCGGCCTGGGCCGAGCAGTACGCGACAGACAACGCAGAGGAGCTGCTCAGCGGCTTCGAGGGATAGGAGAACCCATGCACCCGAACGTGCTTATCGTCGACGACTCCCACGCGAGACACGCGACCATCCTGACCATGCTGGGCAAGGTCGCCCCGCTCAAGGGCTGGACCATCGTCTCGCGCTACTCGCCGGCCGGCGTCAGCGACGCGGAGCTGGTCCAGGCCGACATCGTGTTCCTCGACCATGACATGTGCCTCGGCTCACACCCCATTGACGAGCCGTCGCCGCTGCCGCTCGCCAACTTCTGCCCGACCTCCGGCGAGTCGGAGCGGTGCACCTGCCCTACCGGGCTCGACCTTGCCGAGCGGCTCTGCGACCTGCTCTCGCCGGAGCCCGGGCACCGGGCGGCGCGCCCCGCGGTCGTCGTTCACTCGGCCAACGTCATCGGCCGCGGCCGGATGACCGACCTTCTGCGGGGCCGCTTCCGCGAGGTCTACACGGTTCCTGGGGCCGTCGCAGGGCATGGGAGCTGGGCAGCGTTCCGCGAGCGCGCCGAGCGGGCCAGCGACGCGCGGGAGGACGGCGCATGATCTGGTTCAGGCCCGAAGGGCAGCGCAACAGGCTCGCCCCGCTCAACGATGTCGTCGACCTGGACGGTCGGCGCGTCCTGTGCGGCGGCGACGTCATCAAGACCTTCGACACGCCGGAGCAGGCCCTCGCCGGATTCCTTGGCATCCGGACGTGCCTCAACAACGGGGCCGATGCCGGGACCCTCAAGCTGACCGCCCATCCCGACGGCGTCCTGACCGTCGTATACGTCGCTGGCAAGGCCACGTTCAGCGTTCTGCGGACGCCACACGGGCTCCGCGTCGACCCGGAGGGGCGCCATGACTGAGACCCTGGCAGCCCTAGGATACTGGACGCGCTCGACCAGACGCGACAGCTCGTCCTCGACGGGCGCGTCAAGGCCATCATGATCCAGGCGCCCTTCGTGACCGAGGACGGGCTGGACGCGACGTTCGCCGCGTTCCACTCCCAGGACGGCTACCCCATCCAGCTCCAGCTCGGGATGCTGGAGTACGCCAAGGTCAAGCTGGTGGCACAGATGGAGCGGCCGGCGTGACGGCGGGCGGTAGGCCGGGGGCTTCGGCCCCTCGCGCGCGCACGCGCTCTTACTCCTACAGGGAGAGCGGCAGACGCACGTCCAGCGACCCCCAACCCCACCCCCGCATGGAGCGGTCGCCCCCTCCCCTATCACAGACCAGCGGGACCGCGCAAACGCAGGCGCAGGGCGGATTTCGTAACGGTTTGGGTAACGGTTCCGAAACGGTTTCGGAACCGTTCCGGAACCGTTCCGCCGTAAAAGAGCAGCAAGGGCAATAGCTTATGCCTGCGAAGGGAACAAGCCGTTCTGGGCGCAAGGTTCACGGCCGCGCAGCTTCCCGTCGGAGAGTCACGCCGGAGGAGCGCGCGAAGGCGGCGGCTGACGCCAAGGCCCTGAGCGAGGCGAGGCAGGCCGAGGCCGCGCAGCGCCGAACGCAACGCGCCGAGAAGGCGGCCAGGGCCGCTGCCCTGACCCTGCCGAGCCAGAACCTGCAGGCGGCCGGCGTAAAGGCGGCTGTCGCCGCGGACGGGTCGTTCCTCTGGTGGACCCCACGCCGAGAGGTGCGCGTGCCGTCGCAGGAGGCGGCGCTCCGGGCGATGGGCTCGGGCGTGTTTGGGCGATGGGCGCGCAAGGCCGCCGAGCCGACGCCGCAAGGGCTTTGGGCGTTCCTCCAGCTCGTGCCGAAGGACCACACCACCCAGGCGCGGTGGAAGTTGGCGCCCCACCACTGGGAGTGGCAATCGGCCGCGTTCCTCCACCGTGAGCTGAACATCATCGCACCCATCGGGCACGGCAAGACCGAGCAGCTCAGCTACGCGCGCACGGCCTGGGAGATCGGCTGCAACGTCCGCCTTCGGCACGGGCTTGGCAGCAACACCGCGGAGCAGGCAATCCGGACGACACGGGCCATCCGGCACCTCATCGAGTCCTCGGACGACTACAGGCGCGTGTTCCCGCACGTCCTCCCGGGCGACGTCTGGACCGACCGGGCCTTCACCGTCCAGCGGCCGAACGTCGGCGACCGCAACCCGACCGTGCAGGCATTCGGCCTTCACGGCGCGCTGCTTGGCGCCCGCCTGGAGCGCGCCGGGCTGGACGACATGGACGACTTGGAGAGCACCTGGACCAAGGACGCGCGGCACAAGGCCCAGGAGTGGACCCGCACCAACGTCCTGTCGCGCCTGGGCGAGGCCGGCAGGCTCCGCTCTGTGCAGACGGCATGGCACCCAGAGGACCACGCGCACTCGTTCCGCGCGCTCGGCATGGTCACCTACGTCTACCGCATCCGGAACCCGGACGGCTCCTACCTCTGGAGCGCGTACTGGAATGCGGACCGCGAGGCCCGGATGCGGCGCCTGCTCGGCGAGACCGCGTCGGCGCGAATGCTCGACAGCCGGCCGCGCACCGGCGACCTGAGCCGGTTCCAGGAGGAGTGGCTCAGGGTCGCGCTCGCCAACGGGCTAGGGCGCCCGACGTACAGGGCTGTCCAGGCCGACAACGGCTCCGGCATCTTCGTCGGCGTGGACCTTTCGACAGGCATCGAGGACGGAGACCTTGCCAGCTTCGCCGTTGTTCTTTGCGACCGCGAGGGCCGCCGGCACCTGCTCACCATCGAGTCGGGGCGATGGAACGGGCCTGTCATCCTTGGCAAGATCCGCGAGTTCGCGAAGCGCTACCCGGGCGCAACGTTCGTCGTCGAGAACAACGCGGCGCAGGACTACATCTGCCAGTTCGCAGCCGAGCAGGTTGGCAACATCTTCCCCTACACGACCGGGCGCGCGAAGGCCGACCCGCGCTTCGGTATCGAGTCCCTGGCGACCGAGATGGCGAACGGCCGCTGGTACATCCCGTGCTCACATCTTGGGCCGAGCCTCCCGCTGAGCTACTCGGCCGACGCCGAGGTAACGGCGTTCATCAGCGAGTGCTTCGACTACCTGCCGGGAAAGCACACGGGCGACCGCCTGATGTCCGTCTGGTTCGCCCTGGAGGGCATCCGTCGGCAGTTCGGCGCAATGGCCGAGAACGTGGACCTCTGGCAGGCTCGCCGCTGAGCCCTCGCGCCCGCAGTCGCGGCAGCACTCCTCCTGTCACCCTTGGGTCGCCCCTGCGACTCCAAGCGGGCGCGAGGCTCTCCTCTTGACCGAGACCGCGCGACCCCGTAACGATGGAAGGCCTCTGAGGCTTCATCGCTACGATCGGAGCGGTTGTTGTCGCGGCCCCCTCTAGCGCGCCAACGCTAGAGGCGGGCCCTGCCACGACACCTCGACGCGATGCTCACAACACCCCCTGCAAGGCCGGGCTGGACACGCCGTCGCGACGCCGGCAGCATGAGCCCCGAGCGAGCCCGCGCAGGAGGCCCTGACAAGGCCGCACGGCCGCGAGCCGGCCCCTACCAAGCGAGCGGCCGGGAGAGCGATGCTCCGGACCTTGGCAGGGCCTCCTGTAAGCGCGGTGCAGAGGGGTGACGATGAAGCTGACCATCCAGGGGCGCCCCCCGGCGCTCAACGATCGAACCGGCATCGGTAAGCAGGGCCACGGCTACACGACGAAAGCGGCCAAGGACTACCAGAAGGACGTCGCCCTGCAGGCGCGGACGCAGTACCAGGGGCCGCCGCTGGAAGGACAGCTTGCCGTCCTCTACGTCGTCGGCATCGCCAACGGTAGGCGCGACTGGGACGCGAGCTACAAGGACATCCAGGACGCGCTCTCTGGCATCGCCTGGGGCGATGACAGGCAGATCGTTGTCGGAATCGGCATCATCAACAACCGGGCCGAAGCCGACGCAGTCTCCGTGTTCGTCGAGCCGCTCGCGGGGCTCGACAAGCTGCTCAACATCGCGTCCGCGGCTGGCGGCGCGATCAGGAAGGCGACATGACCGACACCCTCGCGCCCAGCGACCGAAAGGCCACCCTCGACTGGTACGAGTCATTTTGGCGGGCCGTCGAGTACGACGGCCGCGAGCACGACTACCTCGGCCGGAAGTTCGGAAAGGGGCCTGCGCGCCGCATTGAGGGACCGTGGTACGAGGCGGACGCGGAGGCGTCGGTCCGCAGCGTCCCGATGGCCTCGCGCAAGCCTGCGTCGCCGTCGCGACTGGGCCGCACCATCGTGACCCGGTTCACCGACGCCCTCTACGCCGACGGGAAGGCGCCGAGCATCGTCGTAAAGGGCGACTCGACGACCAACGAGTTCCTGGAGGGCATCCGGCTCGCTGGCGCGTACTGGCCGAGCTGGGTCGAGACGCGCAACGTCGGAGGAGCCCTCGGGTCCGTCCTCCGCACGTTCGCGTTTCACGACGGCGTACCTGTCTTCGAGGTCCACAACCCGAAGTACGTCAGCATCCAGTGGGGCGACCGGGCGACCGGGCGCATCCTCGCCGTCGACATCACCTACCAGTACCCGGTCGAGGAGCGGTCGAGGCGAGGCTGGGTCACTCGCTGGTACTGGTACAGGCGCCGCATCGACACGCGGGCAGACACCGTGTTCAAGCCGCTGGAGGCGAGCGCGGACCCGAGCTCCGGATGGGACATCGAGACCGAGGTCGTTCACGGCCTCGGGTTCTTCCCCGGCGTCTGGATTCAGAACACGCGCTGCTCGGACACCATCGACGGCGAGCCCGACTGCTACGGGCAGTTCGAGGCCATCCAGGAGTACGACGCCCTCAAGAGCCTGGCCTCTGCTGGACTCCTGCCGAACGCAGACCCGACGCTGGTCATCGCGACAACCAAACGCGTCGGAGAGGTTCGCAAGGGCTCAGGGAACGCCATCATCCTCAACCCGAGTGAGTCGGCCACCTACCTGACGCTCAGCGGCGAGGCTGCGGCAGCCTGCATCTCAACGGCCAAGGCGCTCAAGGAGGACATCTGCCAAGCGCTGAGCGTAGTCCTGGAGGGGACCGACTCGGGCGCGCAGGGCGGGGCCACCGCGACCGAGATCCGCCACCGTTACCGCTCGTTCTTCGAACGCACCGACTCGTTCCGAGCGCAGTACGGGGCGGCTATGAAGACCGAGGCCGAGCTGCTCTTGGCGGCGGCGCGGCGCCTCATGGAGCCTGTCGCGCCGGCCGCCGAGGGCGACGACGTACCGCTGACGACGCTCGACACCGAGATCGCACTCGGGCTCCTCAACGATGTCGACGCGGACGTTCCGAGCACGTTCACCAACGGCATCGAGGGCGGCGTCACGCTGTACCGACAGGTCCTCAAGCTCCCGCCGAAGCTGAGCGACGATGACGGCGACCCGGACACGCCAGCCACCCTGCGACAACGAGAGCTGGGACCCGGAGGCATCGTCGACGTCTCCTGGCCCGAGCACATCGCGCTCACGCCGGTCGAAATCCAGACCCTCGTCGCCGGCCTTGTCGCGGCGCGCGAGGCGGGCTTCATCGACCAGAACGGCGCAGCTACCGCGTTCCTCCAAGCGTTTGGCGTGCGCGACACGGCGGCCACTATCGCCAAGGCCACGGCCGAGAAGGAAGCTCGGGCGGCAGAGGCGGCGGCCAAGTTCCAGGCGGCTATGGCGGCCAGCGGGCCGCAGTTCAGCGAGGAGCGCCCATGATCTACTGCATCGGCTTCGACGGCGTCATCGCCGAGCGGTCGCGGGCCGGAGAACCGCTGCGCTGGGTCGACGGCGCAAGGGATGGCGTGCGAGCCCTTGCCCGCGCCGGGCACGAGGTCGTCGTGTGGAGCGAGCGCATGGGGCCTTCCGCGACCACTTCCGAGCGGGATGAGCTGGAGACCTTCCTCGCCGAGGATGTCGAAGCGGGGACGCTGCGCATCGCGACGGCCGAGCGCGACGGCCCGAAGCCAATCGCGTCCGTGTACATCGACGCTCGCGCCGAGCGGTTCGACAGGCTCGCGAGCGCCTATGCGGGCGGCAGCGTGAGCTGGGCATCCATCAGGCCCGCGCAAGCGAGGTAGCATCGTGAACCTGACCAACGACAAGGGGCTCGACGAGAACCCGGAGACCGGAAAGCCGCTTCCCTCTGTGAAGCACGACGCCATGCTCCGGTGGATCCGGAGCACCGGCGCCGACATCGACCCGCGTAAGCCGCGCGAGCGCGCCGAGGCCTCTGCCCTGCGCTCGGCGTGCGTCGCGCTGCGAGACCTCGCGCACAAGGCAGACGAGGCGGCCCAGCTTCAGACGTACCCTGGGCAGGCCGACTGGTACAGCGAGGAGGCCGACCGCAACGCCGTCGCCATCGAGCGGCTTCGCAAGATCCTGAACAAGTAAGGGCCGCCGTGCCGAAGCTGAGCACACTCACCGCCGACCGCGTCGAGGAGTTCGTCCGGGCGCGCTTCGACGCGACAACGATCGCGCAAGCGCAGAAGCGCATCTTGCCTGTCCTGGCGGCGGCAAAGAAGGACTTGGACGCGCGCATCAAGGCGGCCACCCAGGCCGGCAACGTGTTCACGGCGCAGCAAGCCCAGGCGTACCGAGAGCAGCTCACCCAAGCAATGGTGAAGCTCGGGAAGGCTATGGCTCCTGCCGTTACCGGGGCGATGGTGACGGCGGCCGAGGATGGGCTGCATACGGTCGCGACCGTGCTGAGTATGGTCGGCACGAGCGGCGGCGTAGCGCCTGTGCCGTTCACCCAGCTCGCCCGGCTCACAGGCGCCTTCGGGCACGACTCCAGCTTGCTGCAGGAGTTCTACGACCGCGGCAACGCGAGCGCACTGAACTACGGCATCGGTATGATCGGGCAGTTCGAGACGCTGCTCGCCAACGGGCTCGCCCAGGGCAAGTCGACCGACAAGATGAGCGACGCGATCCTCTCGTCGAACGCCGGATTCGGGGGAGCTTGGTGGAGGGCCGAGCGCATCGCCAGGACCGAGACGTCGTTCGCTTTCAACACGGCCGCGCGCGAGGGCGTTACCGAGCTGCAGGACGACTACCCGGACACGCTCCTCCGATGGGTCGAGCACGTCACCGACGACTCGCGACAGCCGATGGATGACCGCGTCGGCGCGGACAGCTTGCGCCTCCACGGGCAGCTCCGGCTTCCGGGCCACCTGTTCAATGACCCCGTCAACAAGCGCGAGGTGCGCGAGCCGCCGAACAGGCCCAACGACCGGGCCGCACTCGTCATGTGGCGCGCGAGCTGGGGGGAGCCCCCAGGCGGTCTTGCCGCGCTCGACGACGAGAGCCGTGCGAGCTTCGACGAGGCGCTCAAACGGCTCGCTGCGGCCAAAGCCGGCAAGGCCAAGGCCAAGAACGACGCAGAGGACGCCAAAGCGTTCAAGGCCCAGGACGACCGACTTGCGACGGAGAGTGAGCGGGCCGCCAGAGAGTCGGCCCAGGCCGACGCAGAAGCCAAGGCGGCAGCCGCGGCGAGAGCTGCAGCGGAGCAGGCCGCGCAGGCCGCGCAGGAGGCCGCCAGGGCCGCTGCAGAGGCCGCTTCTCTGGCCGCCGCGCAAGCGGCCGAGGCGGCCGCGCGGGAGGCCGCGAAGCAGGCCGCCATCCAGTCCCAGTTCTCGACAGCCGCCGACGTCGCGGGCGACATCTCAGACGTCATCGACCAACTTGCCGCGCTCGGCTACCAGTTCGACGTCAACGCGGCGAAGGACGCGGCCTGGGACAAGGTGCTCGTGGCGAAAGCCAACGCGACAGCGGCTGCCGTCCCGAAGGGGACCAAGCTGACGGCGGCGCAGATCGCGTCCGTAGACGCGGCCATCAAGGCGGGAATCCAGGCCAGCGACGTGCTCGCTGAAACCCTCGGCCCCGTCGCGACCGAGCTGAAGCTCAGCATCGAGGCAGATCTATCGGCCTGGGTAGACGTCAACCTCATGCCGGGGCTGAACGCGGCCAAAAGCAGCGCAGACAACGCAACCGGCATCAAGTACCTGTCCAAGAACCAAAAGGCCCTACTGAAATCAATAACTTCCTCCATAGAGGACGGGTCCTTCGGGGCCAACCTGAAAGCCGAGGCGAAGCAAGCCGTCTACTCTTGGGGCCAGGGCGTCGACGACATCAAGGCGTACCAGTCGCTCACCGGCGACATGAAGGACCTCCTTGAGCAGAAGGCCCAAGGGACCATCACGACGCTCAAGACGCTGACGGACAAGGCGAGCGCGAACGCGGCGCAGAGCGCGGCCAACAAGGCCGCCAAGAAGACGCAGGGGCCGCTGCCGCCGCCGACCCCGCCGACCCTGCCCGCCCAGCCGGTTCCGCCCGCGCCGCCGCCACTTCCCGTCATCGAGGCGCACCTGCAGGACGCCGCAGCCGCCATCTCTGGGATGGGCCACGCGGAGCTCGATGTAGTCGTCTCCAACGGATGGCACACTGTAGTCCCCGACTACGACGCCAAGCTGGCGACCTTCAAGAGTGCCTTCGACGTGTTCTCGGCCTACAAGGAGTGGGTCGAAAACGTTGCCCCAGGCGCCGGGAGCACGGCGGCAGCGAAGCTCGTGGCAAAGATCCTGAGCGAGGCCGGCCTGCCGGCCGGGACGCAGTTCCGCGACTGGACCATGCCCGTCAAGCAAGCCCTGGCAAAAGCCGCCAAGGAGTCGTCCGACGCCATAGCGGCCGCCGTCGCATCCAGGGCTGCGGAGCCGTCGTTCGTTTCGTTCACGGCGAACCGACCCAAGGCCTTGAAGCGCCTCCCGCTCCCAACGCTCGGGGAGTACGTTCAGCACCCTGACAGGGCGTACAACCTGGAGGGCACGTTCTCGTTCCAGTACACGGACCCGAAGCCAGAGGAGTATGAGGCGATCCACAAGGCCTACACCGAAGCCGTATCAGGCGTCACCTCGGCAGCTCCGCTTGTCAGGAGGGAGCTTGACGACGCCATCCGGTACTTCACCGGAAGCACGTCGAACTGCGAATGGGCACGCGACCCAAGCAAGAAGGCAGGACAAGCCGGCTACGAGGAAGCGGCGCGGTGCAACCGCATCATCCAGGCACTGAGCGAGCGAAAGCGCGGGAGCGTGAAGCCAACGTTCCGCGGCATCGGCTTCAAGAAGAACATCGCCGACAGGCTGCAGGTTGGGAGGGTGTTCGACGGCGGCTCAGGCCAAAGCTGGTCGTTCTCCGAGTTAACCGCCTCTGGCTTCGCCGGCACGTCACACGGAGACAGGGTGGCCGTCGTCCTCCGGTGGTACGGGTCAGACGAGGGGTCCGACATCAGCAAGCTGTCTGTGTTCCCTTCCGAGAGCGAGGTCCTCATCGGCGGCAAGTTCCGAATCACGTCCCGAGAGGAAAAGAACGGCCGCGTCTACCTAACCGTCGAGAGGGCACCATGACGACCATGACGACCGAGGCACCTGGCGACGCTCTCATCACACTCACGCCCGAGGAGCAGGCTGAGTGGGACAGAGCGTGGGCCGTCCGGAACGCGCCAACGCCAGAACTCATCGCGGACATCGAAGCGTTCCGCGCCATCTACGGGGTTGACCCCGAGACCTACAAGGCTCAGCTTCGGCTCGCAGCCAGGACAGCGAAAGCTCAGGAGACCCCATGACCACGTTCCTTGCGTCCAGCGACAACTCACTGCAGACCCGAACCACGCTCCCAAGCGGCTCTTCCGCGAGCGCGTACATCCAGGCGAGCTTGCGGACCGACCGCCATCAGATCCTGTTCCTGTCGGCGAGCGCGCAGACGATCGATCTCGATGCCGCCCTGCCGGAGTTTGGGGCGGACGCCTTCGGCGCTGCCGTCGCACCAGACCTCTCTGGCATCGCCGCGGATGAGTGGGTCGTTGGCGAGAGCGCGTGGACCGGGCTGTCCAGCGGCATCCAGGTCGTCGCCAGCGGCGTCTTCGCCGGCTTCCGTGTCACGCCGAACGGCGGCGCACTCTCGGACGACGTCGTCGTCGTCTACCGGCCCCTCCCGCCGACCGGCGGCTGACGGCTCGCCAGGGGCTTGACAGCGAGCAGGACGCTCCCCACGATGCGGCGCATGTACGTCCGAGAAGACGAACCCCGCCGACAGCCCCGCGCAACCGAGGTTCCGCCGGTCAGCAACGACCGGCCCGGAACCAAGGGCGTCGGCCCCATCGGCATCCCCGACAGCGACCGCACGCCGGTCAAGAACCCCAAGAACCCGATCAAGGGAGGGAACCGATGAACGCGCTCACCGACAAGGCCGGCAGCGGCTCGAAGCTCGGCAGCTACGACGCCAAGGCGGGCCTCCCGGCCGGGAAGGCCCAGGCCGCCGCGCAGGGCTCGAACAACGAGGACATGGGACCGAACGGCCCCGGTCGAATCGTCCAGCACGAGGGCGGCGTGAAGTTCGGCGCCGGCACCGGGCCGAACCGCGCCACCCTGGACGCCGGCAAGCTGAACGCGCCCGCCCAGAAGGTCGCGAGCGCGCAGGAGCAGGTGAACCTCGGGGCGCCGCCCAAGAGCAAGGGCAAGGCCTGGAAGTGAGCCTTCGCGTCGACGTCAACGGGTCGCTGGCGATCTCGCCGCCGACAGGACAGCCGCTCAGCTCGCCTGCCGGCACGCTGGCTGTGCGCACGACGGCGTACATGCCCTTCCAGCAGGGCGGCTCGTGGCGATCCGAGGCTGGCGACAACGCCATCGACCTGGGCCCCATCACCAACGTCCGCGCGCTCCTGTTCCGTGCGGACACCCCATGCGTCCTCAAGCTGACGAGCGGGGCGGGCACGGACAAGGCGATCCCCCTGGACGGGCTCGTCCAGCTCCTCTGTCAGAACAGCCCTGTCACGGGCATCACCATCACCGGGGCCTCATCGGGCACCTACAGCATCGCCGGAGACTGACGCCATGACCGAGACCTTCACGCCGACCGTCCTGACCACGCTCGAAGGCTGCTCGCCGACCCAGCTCGCCGACGCGCTTCGACTTCTCGGCTTCGGCAAGTTCTTCGAGAACCTGTCCGCCCCCAAGACCAAGGCCGGCACCATCCCGGGCACCCCGTTCCAGATCACGCTCGACAACACGCCCATCTCGGGCACCGTCCGCATCGTCGCATCTTCCACCGGCGTGCTGACCGAGAAGATCACCGGCTCCCCCGGCTCCGGGCAGTTCTCCGTGAACGGGCGCACCATCACGTTCAACACGGCCCAGGCCGCGCAGACCTACTCGCTGGAATACGCCTCCTGCGACGCGGGCGAGGACGGCGTGACCACCCTCGCCGACGCCATCGCGCAGGAGATCGGCACCGGCACCTGATACCCAGCCAGACCCGCATCCTAACCCCCCATGGCGGTCCCATGGGGCGGCCGATGCGGGTCGGCCCTCTGCCGGCACTCCGCGGGGAGTGGCGCCTTTTGGCGCGACGTGGGGTTCGACTCCCTTGGCCGGCACTACGACCGCCGCTATCTTGCCCCGCACGCCGGGTCAGGAGAGCGGAAAGAAGCGGTCCTCATGTCCGCGCCTCGCCGTTGGTGGTTCGACTCCACCCCCTGCGCGCCACGGACAACGCTCACCACCGACCCGGCCGGCAGCCGCGGAGAGCAAGAATGAAGATCCGAAGCAAGTTCTTTGACATCCAGCACAGTGAACCAACCGGCGTCGCGTCCATCGACGACGGCGCGGGCGACGCTGGCGGCGACACCGGCAGCAACGACAAGCCGCCGAAGACCAATGAGGCCAAGGAGCCCGAGGAGGACGACGCTGGCCCGTCGACCGTGACCCTTGGCCGCAAGGCGTTCAACGACCGCATCGATCGGGCCAAAAGGGCTGGCCGCACCGAGCTGCTCCGCATGTTCGGAGTCGACACGGACGAGGAGCTGGCCGACCTTGCCGAGCGCCTCAAGGGCGACAAGCCGAAGCCCGAGCCGAAGCAGGAGCAGAAGGCCGGCAGCGGCGACGTCGAGGCCATCCGGCGGCAGTACGAGGCCCAGCTCAAGCGGGCCGACAAGCAGCGCGAGGCCGAGGTCGAAGCCGTCCGCACGCAAGCCCGCCTGGAGCGAATGGCTGAGCGCGCCGGCATCGCGGACGAGGAGATCGAGTACGCGATCGAGCGCCTCAAGAGGCACGTCACCGGCCTCAGCGAGAAGCAGGCCGACAAGTTCGATGCCGCCGCGTGGTTCGCTGATCTGGTCGAAAAGCATCCGACCCTCAAGACAACGCAGGACAAGCCTGCGACGACGGGGACCGGAGGGGCGGCAGAGGGCAAGGCCGGCAAGGCCGGGCCACCTGCGCCCAAGGACCCGAAGGGTCCAACGTTCAACGCCATGAGCGCTACCTCCAAAGAGGTCGCGCAGCGACTGGCAGAGCTTCGCCGCCGGAAGTGACCCCGGCCAGCGGTGAGGGCAACAACTGAGGGGGCTAGCAGGAGACGCCCATGCCGCCGAGCTGGAGCACCATCATCCAGGACCCGTACACGCGCGACGTCGTGCAGGAGAACATGCTGACGCGCGCCATTCACGACCCCCTCGCGCCGAAGCAGCTGTTCCGGGCGGAGGCCAAGTTCGACCTCTGGGAGGCCAACGTCGGCGACTCGATGGTGTTCACCGTCGGTGGCACGATGCCGAAGCGCGGCCGGGCGCGACGGCCGGGCGTTGACCCGACCCCGGACGTCCAGGCGTTCGAGCAGTACGTCGCGACCATCCAGCGGTACGACGGCAGCGTGGACGTCCACCACCCGTCGGCCGTCCGCGCCATCGTCGACCTCGTCCTCCAGAAGGCCGCCATCCTGGGCCTCCAGGCCGGCATGACGATGGACTCCGCTGTCCGCAACCGCCTGTTCGGCGTCGGGCTCAGCGGCAACACGTTCGCCGACGGCGCGGGCTCGACCTCGACGAGCCTGCTCGTTCCGTGCGTGTACGGCTTCCACGAGGCGCGAGCGGCGGGACAGGCGCGCTTCTCTGCCGTGAGCCCGAGCAACCCGCTCGCCATCACCATCGGGGCCTCGACGGCGGCTGTCGTCGTCGGCTGCGCGCCGACCTTCAATTCGCCCGAGGGCATCTACGGTCCCGGCGTCCTGACGCTCCAGGCGGCCGCGACCTGGAGTGACCTCGCGCGCGTCGTCGCTGTGGACGGCTCCCCCATCGTCCGCGCCGGAGGCGGCAGCACGATGGAGGCGCTGACGTCGAGCGACAAGCTGACGCTCAGCATGGTCCGCCAGGGCGTCGCGTACCTGCGGAGCAACAACGTGCCGACCCACCCGGACGGCTACTACCACGTCCACCTGGACCCGGAGAGCGAGCAGCAGATCCAGAACGACTCCGACTGGAAGACGGCCTACACCGCCGGGTGGGAGACGATGGAGTTCCGCGAGCTGGTCATCGGCGTGGCCGCGAGCTGCATCTTCTACCGCAACACCCAGTGCCCGACGGCGGCCACCGTGCAGGACGAGACGGGCGACGGCTTCGACATCGACGACGCCTTTCCGGGCGGCACGGCGTACCTCCAGAACAGCTCCGGCGTGAACGTCCACCGGGCCATCATCACGGGCGGCGAGGCCCTGGTCGAGAAGTTCAGCGACCCCGACCTCCTGTTCGAGAACGAAGTCCAGGGCGGCAAGGTCGGCTGGTTCGACGTCTCCATGAGCGGCGTCCAGATCATCACCGACCGCGTCAAGTTCGTGTGGCGCCCGCCCATGAACCGCACGATGGACGAGTCCTCGATGTCGTGGCTGTTCGACGGCGACTGGGCCTGCCGCACCGACTCGCTCACCGGCGGCGCGGCGCGCTACAAGCGCGTCGTGGTGCTGGAGCACGCCGGGCTGTAAGCCCGGGTGGCCGCGGAGCAGGAACGGGGCGCCGCTGAGACGCCCCCAGCGAACACCTGCTCCCCGGCCCCTGCCCTTGCTCCCCGGCTCGGCCGAGGGTATCTCCTGAGGGTCACCCCCGCGAGCCCGGCAGCGGGACCCAAAGTGCCGGAAACGACCACGGAGAGGCCCGGTCAGGGCCGGGAGCAAGGCAAGTGCCGCGAGCCAAGAAGACGCCGATCGACCCCGTCGCAGCGACCATCCCGCCGGCCCCCGAGCCCAAGCCGGCCCCGGCCAAGCCGGGCAAGCCGGGCAAGCCGGCCAGCGAAGGGGCTGTCCCGTGGAGCGCGCTCGCCGAGCCCGCTTCCGTTCCGACGCTCGTTCCGAGCTTGGCCCCGAAGGCGCGACAGCCGTCCGTCGAGCCGTTCTGCCAAGTCTTCCGCGCGGCACACGTCCAGCTTACCGGCTACAACGGGGTCCTGTCGGTCGGTAAGACCTTGCGCGAGTCGCACTACCTGCCGCGCGACTGGGACACCATCATCCGTCACGAGGAGGAGCTGGACCTCCGGCCGCGCCCGTCGGCGCTGCGTGCCGAGGCCAAGGCCAAGGCCGACAAGGCGGCCGCCGTCGACACCTCCGACGCCGACGGCGTCGAGAACGAGTAACCCATGCCGCTGACCGCCGAGGAGCGGGCACGCGTCAGGCGAGCCCTCGGGTTCCTGAACGTGACCGCCGGGAGCGCGCTGGCTTACGGCTTCCCGCTGAACGCCCCGCTCCTGACCCTCGTCGAGGCGCGGATGGACGCACTAACCGTCCCGGGGGAGGCGCTCGTCCGAGAGGACCTTGCCCGTTACGAAAGCGTCCGCGAGCAGCTCGGGACCGTCGGCCCCCGCCTCAAGGCCGAGTCCATCAAGGACATCAAGACCAACCCGCGCGAGACCGAGCAGCTCCAGGGCCTTCTCGACTACTGGCGCGACCGCATCGCGGACGACCTGGGCGTTCCGCCCAATCAACGAACGTGGACCTCCGGCACCGGAGGTCTCAACGCCCCCGTGAGGTGCTGACGTGCTCTCCATCGACCAGACGCTCTCCGCGAGCCTCCGGCAGGTCGCCGACACCGAGACCCTCCAGCGCATCGGGCCGCCACAGCGGTCGCTGCGCGATCTCGTGTTCTGCCAGGGCTCCTCGACCGTCTACTGGTACGACACCAGCGCAACCGACCCTGGCACGCAAGACATCGCACCGATGGACGGCCCGGGACTCTGGCGCGTCCTGGCAACACCGCCGGCAGCCGTGGCGGCCGAGGCCGTGACCTTCGACCCGCCGGAATCCGGCCCCATGAGCACGGCCGGCAACGTGCAGGAGGCGCTCCAGGCGGCGAACCTCGTCCTCCTCGGAGGCGTCGAGCAGCCCGCCAACGACACCCTGACGGAAACGGGCCTCTACGCCACCGCGCTGTCGTTCGCGGGAGCCGACCTTTCCATCGGACAGGTCTACGAGTTCGAGGCCATCCAGGCCCTGGCCGCGCTCTCTGGCGGGACCTTCACGACGGAGCTTGTCATCGGAGACACGCCGACCCGCATCGCCATGCTGCGCGCCTGGACCCCCAGCGACCTTGGCAACCCCGCCACGATCGCCATGCACGCCTTCGTCACCGTCTGCGAGACGGGCGGCGGGTCCGTCGGGTTCTACGTCAACGGCACCTCCACCGGCGCCGAGGCAGACGCGGGGGCTCCGGCCGCAAGCCAGCGTCCTGTCATCGGCCTCGTCCAGGTGGACCTCGACGGGGCATCAGCCCTGCCCGTCGGCGTGTACGTCCAGACGGACGAAGGCGAGACGTGCGACGCCCAGCTCCTCCAGCTCAGGTGGAGGCGCGTGCAATGAGACCCGCTCCGGAGACACCCCTCCTCATCGCAAAGGGCTCGCGCGGGCGCATCGTCGCCGAGCTGCAGCGCGCACTGGACGTCACCGCCGACGGCGTGTGCGGCCCGGTCACGATGGGCGCAGCGTTCGCTGCGCTCCAGCGACAGACGATCGCGCTGGACATTGGAGACCTCTGGGAGCTCGGCGTGGACATCCACCTTGGCGTGGACCTGTCGGGCCACAACGAGGGCGGCGGCAAAGCCCTTGTCGACTTCCGCAAACTCAAGGCGGCAGGCGTCACGTTCGCGATCCTCAAGCTGACCGAGGGCAACAGCTACACCAACACCGAGGCCGCACGGCAAGTCGGCGCCGCCCGTGACGCCGGCATCAGGGTGGGGGGCTACCACTTCGCCGACCCGTCCACCGACCGCAGGGGGCAGACGCGTGACGCGCTGCTTGCCGACGCTCGCGCCGAGGCCGACCGCTACCTCAACGCCGCGTCCAGGCTCTTCGGCGCCCAAGGCCCCGACATCATCGACTGGCTCGACGTCGAGGCGGGCTACCTGTCCAAGCTCCGACAGATGTGGGCCGCGTCGCCGCTCGGCCGGTCGGGCGCCGCGCGCGCAGAGGCAACCGCGGCTTGGTGCAAGGCGTGGCTCGAAGCCGTGCCTGCAGCCGGCATCTACACCGCTCGCTGGGCCGTGCAGGCGTACCTGTCGGCGGCGCCCGCTGCCGCGCTGCAGGCGCTGACCGTTCGCCCGCTCTGGCTCGCCAGCTACAACGCCGGCGCTGAGCCAACGCGCCCGCTGCCGCACCCCTGGCGCCCCTACCACGCCTGGCAGTGCTCGGGCTCTGGCGGGCTCCCTGGCGTTGACGGCAAGGTCGACCTCAACATCGCGCTGGGGTCTGACCTCCGCGCGCTGCTTCGGCGCCGCGCGTGACGGCCTGGGCCGATACTGTCCTGGGCAGCCTACAGGACACCATCGCCGACCTCCGCGGGCTTCACGAGGAGTTCGGGACGCGGCGTTATCGCGTGTTCCTTGTGTGGGAGGCGTGGAGCGGCTCTCAGGTGGGCAGCGGCGAGCCGTCTACTACGGAGCACGAATTGCTGCCGGTCCCCGACGTCATGGACGAGGAGCAGCTCCGGCTCCGGTTCGCCAGCTCGGGCGCCTACCGCGAGGGCGAGTGGCGACTGCGCGAGATCGGCCCAGTGGACCCGCGCATCCCTGGCGAGGCCATCACCGCCCAACTCCTCGCCGGGCAGACCCTCCCAGGCGAGAACACGCCCAACCTCCCGGCCAACGTGACGTTCCGCTACGAGCTTCGCCCCATCCAGCCCGGCGCGCGCACCCTCCGCATGAAGCCGAGCGGGGACCCGTACCGAACGCCCGTCGACTGGGGCGTCTCGCTGACGCACCTGACGTCAGACGGCCCCGGAGCAGGCGTCGCGGCGTGGTGAAGGCAGACCACCAAACGGGCGCTCTGTCGGCAGCGATGCGAGCCTGGGTCGCGCAGAACAGGGGGGCGGCTGTCGTTGCGATGCGGCAGGCTGCCGAGCGCGCAAAGTCCCTGTACGTCTCGCGTACGAGCGAACTGCGCGTCGTGGACACCGGGCGGCTCAAGTCGTCGTTCCTGGTTGAGAAGCTGCCTGATGGCGCCATGCTCGCCAACGCAGCCCCATACTTCGTGGTCATGGACGAGGGGCGTCGAGCAGGCGCGAAAGCGCCGCCGCTGGAGCCCATCCTGCAGTGGGTCCTCAGGAAGCGCCTCACTGGCTACGCCAGGGCCAAGACCAAGAAGCAGCCGGACCTGATGAAGCAGGCGCGCAGCATCGCATTCCTCATCCGGCGCAGCATCGCCAGGAAGGGCATCAAGCCGCGCGGCATCGTCACCGGAACTGGCGTGCAAGCCACCGTGTGGAGCTTCGTCGAGCAGGCCATGAGGGAGGCGGCGTCATGAGCGACATCCCGGCAGGCTACCCGCTGAGCGGGCGCGTAGACGAGGACCTTGCGCTGAGGATCGGCCTCTGCCGGCTCCTCTGCCGCACGTTCGCGCTCGCGTCAGGAACGGTCACCGGCTACATCGCCGACGGCTCTGACGGGCCGGCGGCACCCCCGCCGAACCCTCTGTCGCTCTACCCCGAGTGGCCCCAGGGCACCGTCCAGCAGACGCTCCCGAGCGCGACCATCCTCGACGCTGTCGGGACCTACAGCGACGTCAAGGGCACGCTCGACGAGACGCCCATCGAGGAGGGCGGGACGTACTGGGAGGAGGGGCCGCATGGCGTCGCCTTGCTGACGTGCGGCGAGTACGAGGTTCCTCTGAGCATCCTTGTCGCGCACGACACCGGGCCGGGCCGAGCGGCCCTTATGGCCGGCATCCGGGGCGCCCTGACCCCTGGCGAGGACGAGCGCGACTCCGTCGTTGTCGATCTCGGGGACCTTTACTGGGGGCGCCGGGCACGCTACCGCCTGACCGGCATCGAGCGCCGGGACGCCGAGGACGCAGCCGGCCAGAACCGGCGCGTCGCCATCCTGTCCGTGAGGGCTTCCATCGCCGCCGTCAAGCCTGTAGCTTCCGACGTGCTGCGGCACACCGAGTTCGTCGACCCAGCCGACCCCGATGGGAAGCTCCTCCCCGTCACCTAAGCCCAGGAGGCCCCGATGCCGCCCGTCCGCGTATACAGCCAGCTTCCGGCCCTTGCCGAGATCCAGAAGATCAACGGCCCTATCGTCATCGAGCAGTCGAACGGCAACTCGTTTACCGCCCAGAACGTCGGCGTGCTGTGCGTCGTCGGCGAGACGCTCAAGGGGCCACCGAACGTCCCGACCGAGGTGACGCTGTCGGATCTCATCGACACGTTCGGCGGCTTCAACCCCTACGTCGGAGACGGCGCGGCCTACGGCTACGACGGCTCCGTGTTCATGGCACTGGCCGGCGGCGGGCAGGCGAGCCGGCTCGTCGTGGTCGCCGTGGAGGACCGCGTCGGGCAGGTGACGCTGAGCCGCGAGGCGCCCGGCTACGCCACGCTCACGTCGACCAACGTCGGCCCGTTCACCCTCGCCGACGGCGACACGTTCACGGTCGCCATCGAGGGCCCCGTTACCGACGGCACCGCGACCATCCAGGCGGAAGCCTGCTCGGTCGAGAGCAGCAACGCCGAGACGTTCAACTTGACCACCGTGGGCAACCGTACGCTCACCCTGGCCGTGAACGGCGGCCCCGCGCAGAGCGCGACCATCACGACCGGCGACGTGTCCAACATCGCCGCCGTGACGGCTGAGGAAATCGCCGCCTGGGCCAACGCGGCCTTCACCGGCGTCTCCGTCCAGGCGACGAGCACCGGGACCAAGGTGACGTTCACGACGGACCGCGAGGGCCTGTCGGCATCGCTCCAGTTCGGCGGCGCCATGCGGTCCATCCTCGGCTTCGTCTCGACGCTCATCCAGGCGTCGCAAGACCCTGCGGACAACAACGTGCAGGACGTGTCGGCCGTCACGACGGACGAATTGGTCGACCTCCTGTCGGCCCAGCTCTCCGACGTCACGCCGAGCAACGTCGGCGGCGCGCTTCGCCTGACCCGCAACGCGGCGGGCTCGGGCGCCACCATGACGCTCTCGGGCAGCATCCCAGGCGCGCCCTCTGGCGACGTCTCGTTCGCGTCGCTGTCGGCCTCTGGAGGCACCGGCACGGCCGAGCCCGGCACGCTGAACGCCGGCCTGCGCGTCAGCGACGGCGGCAGCAACGTGTTCATGCTGGCCGAGGACGTGACGTTCGACGAGGACGTGCTGGAGGCCACGGCGTACATCCGGCAGGTATCCGGAACGACCGTGGCGGCCGCAGCCATCGACACCATCGTGGACGATGACCTCGTCCCGGCGACCATCGTTGGGCTGTCCGTGACCAACGCGGACGGCACGACGGCCAAGCCGTCGAGCGAGTCGGGCTGGGCTGCCGTCTACCAGACGGCCCTCGACACGCTGCTCGCCAACACGGCGCCGGCCAACATCGTCAACATCGTCGTGGCCGCCCGGCACGGCGTCGCCGGAGTCGCCGCCGGCTCGCTCCAGGGGCGCATCCAGAAGGCCCTGACCGACCACTGCATCGAGGCGTCGGCCAACGGATTCCTCCGCTCGACGCCGGTCTCGCCGCCGAACGCGACGCCGAAAGCGACGGCCCGAGGGAGCAGCGGCATCGGCGTCGCCTCGACGACGGCAGGCGGCCGTAGCGCCCGCCGCTGGTACGCGTGGCCCGGCACCCGGAAATACGTGCAGGAGCTGGTCCAGGCGGACCCGACGAGCGACGGGCTGGTGGACTGGCCGAGCGACATCGCGCTTGGGCAGCTCCTCTCCATGCTGAGCCCCTACCTGTCCGCGGCCGAGCCGACGGACTACATGCGGCAGGTCCTCGACCTGGAGTCGTACTACACGGCCGAGGGCGCCGGGGGCGCCCTGACGCCCGGCGACTACATCACGAACAAGGCCTCCGGCATCATCTCGCCGGTCATCGACAACGTGAACGGCCCCGTCTTCGACTCGCAGGCGACGTCCGTCAACCCGGCCGTCGACCCGGCGGCCGCGGACATCAGCGAGCGGCGAACCCGTGACTGGATCGAGCTGGCGCTCGTCAACGGCGTCGCCAAGAAGCAGTCGAAGCTGAACACGCCGACGCGACGTCGAGCCGTCATCACCGACCTCAACGCCTTCCTCAAGGGACTGAAGGACCGCGAGGAGATCGCCAACTACGTCGTCCGCGAGTCCACGCCGGCAAGCCTCAAGGGCAAGGGCGTGCTCGTCATCACCGTCGGCGTTCAGACGCTCGACCATCTCGACAACATCATTTTCAGCGTGACCGTCGGCAAGACGGTGGACGTCAAGGCCCTGGCGTAAGCCGGCCGGCGGGAGGGCAGGAACATGGCGAAATCCGACATCATGGTCCGCGGCGAGGACGTCATCGTCCGGGCCACTGTGGACGGCTCCGAGGTGCTCAGCATCGACAAGATCCTGAGCATGAGCGGCACCGTCCGAATCGACAACCCGGAGTCCGAGTTCCTCGGACAGGTTGGCGTCAGCGTCGACATGATCATCAAGGGCGCGGACGGCACCATCGAGTTCCAGTTCAACGACCAGTCCGTGTTCGACTTCGTGCAGCTGCTCATCGACGCGGCGGCGCGACGCGTGGCCTTCCCGACCATCAACATGCAGGCGCAGATCCTGTTCCCCGACGGCTCGGCCCGCGTGATGCTGTTCACCGACTGCGTTTTCGGGAACATCCCCGTGGCCGTCCCGAGCCGGTCGAGCTACGCCAAGCTCACGCTGACGTGGCGCAGCGGGCAGCCGCCGAGCTTCCCGGTGGCGTGACGCCGGTGTAGGCTCCTCCGGCAACCCAAGGAGGAGTCCCCGTGCTACCCGCCAAGAAACCCCGCATCGTCCACACCTACACCATCCCCGCCATCGGCCAGCCCGTCGCGACAACGACTCCGCGGCCGGCAGACCTCTCCAAGGAGGCGCCCTGGCCGCCGCCCTACACGGGGCAGGACCCGTGGGATGGCCAGGAGCCGCTCGTCCGGACCATCGGCATCGTCGCACTCACCGGCGACGAGGAGGACGCCTGCTTTCGGTCGGCGGCCGGCGACAGCCGGAAGGCCCAGCGGGCGCTGGTCGTCGCTTCGCTCAAGCTCGTCGACGGGCGACCCGTGGAGACCATCAGCTTCGAGGGCGAGAACCTCTGGGCCAAGGTGACGCCTCAGGTCCGCGAACTGTGGCTCTGGGCCTACAACCGCCACAACACGGCCGAGCGCGGGCTACTGGACTCGTTTCGCGCCTCGTACACCGTCGAGGCGAGCTGAGCCCGGAGACGGGCCGGCAAGGCTGCTCGTCGAGCTGCTCGACCCGACAGAGGCCATCGCCGCGCGCGTGGACATCCTGCTCCGGCAGGTTCACGTCTTGCGGAAGGTGTGCGGCTTCACACACCAAGACGCGATGGCGCTGACGCTTTCCGAGCGGTGCGATTGGATCGGCATCAGCAACGCCATGAACGACGAGGCGGCCGCCCGGACGCCATAGCAGCCGCCCGGCCGCGCTGCTATGGTGCCCGAGCATGGAAGCACGCTTCGAGCAACGGTTTCTCGTCGTCGATGACGAGGCGACGTCGGCCAAGCTCGACAAGCTGGCCCGCAAGACCGACACCCTGACCGAGTCGTTCGGCGAGGCCGGACAAGCCGCAGAGCGGCTTGAGCAGCACCTCGGCAACCGCCTCGGCAAGGCCACCGACACGTTCCGCGCGGGGACGAGCGGGCAGCCGCCGCTGGCGAAGTGGCTGGCGCCTCCAGAAGTCATCGAGGCCACGGACAAGGCTGCGCACTCTGTCGGAGGCCTCGCAGGCGAGGTCGGGAGCCTCAAGTCGGCGGCCATCGGGCTCGGGGCCACCTTCGCCGCCTGGGGGCTGCAGAGCCTCGCCGACGAGGCTGCGGCCGGCGCGTTCGAGATCCGCAAGGTTGCGCTCACTATGGGTGTCGGCGTCGAAGCGGCCGACAACATCGAGGACGCCTTCACGCGAGCCGGGCTTGCCGTCTCGGAGGCGGGCGAGAGCGTGGCGAAGTGGTCGATGGCCGTCAGGACCATCCGAAGCGGCGCCGAGCTACCTCGTGAGATGGCAGCCTGGGGTCAACTCACCAAGGAGCAGCTCGCCAGCTACCCGGCGGCCCTAGAGGCCATCGCGGCGAAACTCCGCGGCGTCACCAGCGAACAGGACAAGCTCATCCTGGCGTCCGGGTTCTTCGGCGAGTCGGCGCGAAAGCTCCTGCCGCTGCTCGACCAGGGGCCGGAAGCGATCCGACAGGCGGCCTCTGGCGATGGGGCCTTCTACACGGAGGGCATCGTCCGCCGGTCGGAGGAGTACCGCGTCAAGATGCTCCAGGTGCGCGACACCTGGGACGACATCAAGACAACCGTCGCGATGGAGCTCTACCCCATCATCGAGCGAACGGCCGACCGTGTCATGCCTGTCCTGTCGACCGGGGCCGAGGCCCTGAGCGCGGCGCTCAAGTTCGCGTCGGAGAACGCGACGCTCATCGAGGGCGCGCTGGCTGGCGCCGCCGGCTACGCGGCGACGATGTCTCTATCGGGCGGCGGCGGGCTGCTCTCTGGAGCGGCGTCGCTCCTGACCAAGAACCCACTCCTGGCCGGCGCGGCCGGCATCGGCTCTGCGTTGTTCGGCATCGGTTCGTGGATGCTGGACGACTTGCGGAGCGCGGGCGGGCAGAAGTCGACGCTGTGGGAGGACGCGGGGCGCGAGTTCGCGATGGCCGAGTCCAGGCAGCGGGCAGAGGCCCGGAGGGCAGAGGCTGAGGCGGCGGCGGCGAAGGCGGCCGAGCGCGAGACCGAGGCGCTCGCCAAGTTGACCAAGGCCACCGGGCTCACCGCTGAGCAGCTCGGGGGCTTGGGCATGAGCGCGAGCCAGCTCGTCTCCGACTTCCAGGCTGGCGGACAGGCGATCAAGCTGGCGAGCTACCAAGCCCGAGCGGCAGAGGCCGGCGCAAAAGCCGACGCGGCCGAGCAGGACGTTGAGTTCCTGCGTCGCGTTGGCGGGCTCGTCGGTCGCGTGAAGGCGGCCAAGGGCTCAGGCACCTACGCCGACCTGGAGCGGGAGTTCGAGGCTGGCGAGCGCGCTGCGCGCATCAGGGCCCTCGAAATGCAAGGCGGCACCTACGTCCTCGGCCGAGGGCGCCTCCCGGCCGAGCAGGAGAAGGACATCGAGGCGGCGCGTTACGCCATCCGGGCGCTGCGCCTCGCCGAGGCGGAAGCCGAACGCGCGAAGCTGACGAAGCTCCTGGAGTCGGGCCGACCGCTTGTCCAGAACAACTTCAACGGCCCCATCAGCAACCAGTTCGACCTCCGCGGCGAGGACCCTGACCGTGTGGCCTTCGCTGTTACAGAGGGCATGGCGAAGGCCGCGCGCGAGCGCACGACAAGCCGGTTCACGCCGGTCGGGGTGCAGTAATGGCGTTCGTTCAAGGCGTCGGCATCGTGGACACGGCGACGTCGCTCTCGCGCGCAGGCGCGACAGGCAGCGACGTTGTCATCGCCGAGCGAGGCGGCCGACGGCGCGTGTTCCGGCTTTCCAAGGAGGCCAGACCCACGCAGGGCCTTGAGGTCGAGCGGTTCACGGCTCAGAGCGTCACGCGCTCGCAGGGCTCCATCGACGCGACGGTGCAGAAGTTCTATCCGGGCTGGGCGCCAATCGTTCTCAGGGGACAGTGGCGCACCGTCTGGCTTGGGCGCGGGCTCCTGACGGTCGAGGAGGGCGGCGCCAGGACCACCCTCTCGAACACCCGGGATGCCGAGGCCGCGTTCAACTCCCTCTGGGTCGAGGGCCAGGACTGCGACTTCCGCTGGGAGACGCAGACATTCCGAGTGTCCATCGAGCGGTTCAAGACCCGTTGGATCAGGGTCGAGGACGCCGACTGGGAGCTGGCCTTGACCGTCATCGGGCCGGGCTCGACGGCGCCACCGAACGAGTACGCGAGCGAGTTCGACGTCATCACGTCGACCGGGACACTGTACGCGCAGGTCAGCGGTTGGCTCTCGACGGCCAAGGCGGCCATCGCCGGCATCGCGGCCTACGAGCGAGCGGCGAACAGCCACCTCGACCGCATCGCGCGCCTCAACACCGAGCTGTCCACCGTCGTGAGCAGCGCGGCCGACGTGGCAACCGCGCCGGCCCGCATCGCCGGGCGCGTGGAGGCGACGTGCCGGAGCATCGCGAGCGCCTGGGGCGCGGCCGTCACGGCGGTCAACGCTGTCGGCGCTGCCTACGCCTCGGACGGCTCGACCGTAGGCAGGGCGCGCGTCGACGCGGCCCAGGCGTCGTTCACTGGGACCGCCAGGGCCGGAGCGGCCGGAGCGTTCCTGCTGGCGCGGGCGGCGCGGCGCTCGACGGGCTCGACCATCGCCCGTGTCGTCACGGCGAGCGCGGAGACGGACCTGAGACGCCTCGCCGCGCAGTACCTCGGCGATGCCTCGGCTTGGCAGGAGATCGCCAAGGCATCCGGCCTCTCGGCGCCGAAGCCGCCCGTGGGCTCAACCATCCTCATCCCTCGGCGGAACCCGTGACGACGTACTACCCGAGCGGGCTGCTGAACCTCCTTGTAAGGCTCGACGACGGCTACGAGCCGCTCAGTCCTGAGGCCGTCGCCACACTCCAAGGCGGGACGGCCCCGTACACCGCTGGGACAGCTATCGAGGCGCTGGCGCCCAGCAACGACGGGCTGAGCCTGTTCCTCGCCATCCCGCCGAACGAACTGACGCATGAGCGCAACGGGCCGCGCACGGCCGACACGCTGTCGGTTCGCATCGCCTACCGCGACCTCCCAGTGCCGCCAAGGGCCATCCGGTCCATCGGCGTCGTGTGGCACGCCGACACGGTCACGCCGGAGAACTACGCCCTCGGCATGAGGGAGGGGCTGGCGGGCCGCTCGACGGCGCCGGCCATTCTCGCACCGACGACAGCCAACAAGCGGTTCGTCGGGTTCGTCGACACCGTGGAGGAGGACGACGGCGCCTGCTCGCTCAACATCGAGGCCAGGGACTTCACCGCGCTCCTGATCGACCAGATCGTCCCGCCGAGCGTGCTCGCGACGACAGCGACGGACGTCCGCCTCGACGCGCTCGTCATGACGCTGCTCCGGAGCATCCCGGGCAACGTGGCGAAGGGGCTGACGGTGGAGTTCGTGGCCTGGGGCGCCGACGACGAGCAGGGGCCGCCCGACCCGTTCCCCGTCGTCTCTGACGTGTACGGGAAGCAGGGCAGGGCGCGGCGCGGCAAGAGCCCTCGCCTGTCTGCGTCGTCGGGCGGCGCGGACGTCTCGTACTGGGACGTCCTGACCGACATCTGCGTGGCGTGCGGCTACCTCCCCGTCATCGAGGAGGACCGCCTACGCATCATCCCGCCGAGGACCCTCTACGAGGGCGAGGGGAGCTTCCGGCGCGCAGTCGCGACGGCCAGCGGCGTCGAGCAGCTCACCGCCCGGCGATTCATCGTCGGCCTCAACGCCGAGGACCCGACGTTCCGCCGGTCGTTCGCTCGCTTGTCCATCCCGAGCATCATCGTCCGCTCGACCGTCCCCGGGCTCCGAGAGCCGCTCACGTCCCGCTGGCCGCCAGAGGCCAAGACCAAGGCCCGGCCGCCGAGCGTGACGCCGAGCGGGCGCGGCGCGCAGGACCGGAGCGAGCTAGTCCTCGTACGCGGCATCAGCACGCAAGCCCAGCTCGACCGCATCGCGCGGAACCTCTGGCACGAGTACGCGCTCGGCGAGTACGTCGGCAAGATCGCAACGACCCACCTCGCCAGCTACGGGGGCGGCAACGCCGATCCGGACATCCTTGGCATCCGCTCGGGGGACCCCGTGGACGTCGTGCGAAGGGGCGCTGGGGCAGCAGGGGGCGTGCTGTCGACCATCGCCGACCTCCAGAGCCTGGAGGCCCGCTTCGAGGCGCTGCGGGCCTCTGGCGTGTCCGGGACGGCGGCTCGCTCCATCGTGCAGTTCCAGGCGGCGACAAGCGGCCTTGGCAGCACGTTCCGCGTCAAGTCGATGTCGCAGGCATGGCGGTTCTCGGACACCCCGAGCGTTCGCACGACGCTCAACCTCGGCTCGTACATGACAGTGCAGGCGCCAGGGCGCATCGTTCCAGGCGCAACGACGAGGTTCATCGCGTGAGACCTTCGCCAGCCATCGCAGTCGTCGACGACGACCCGCAAGCCATCGAGATCGGGACGGACGGCGTGTGGCTCGACCTGACCCTCATAGGCACCGGCGAGAGGTGCCGCGGGCGCCTCGCGCTTCCGCTCAGGCCGACCGCCGACGGCTCGGACTGGTCCGGCCTCTGGGCCGGCGTCCCGCTTCACGGTGAGCAGGTTGCCGTGCTCCTAGACTCGGCCGACCCGAGCAGCGTCGTCGTCTTGGGGTCACTTCAAGACGGGGAGAGCGACGGCCATCACCTCCCCACCGAGGTCGTCTCCGACCCGGACACTGTTCGGCTCCGAAGCCTGTCCAAGCTCCAGCTCAGCGCAGAGGGCACGGCGTCTATCGACGCCCCTCGCGTCAACCTCGGGCAGAGGGACAACGCAGGGACCAAGCCTGTCGCGCGTCGCGACGACGCCGTGTCCGTCGGGGACCTCGCGTGGGTTGCGTTCGTCCAAGCCATGACCCTCGCCGGCCTTCCTGTGCCGCCGACGAGCATCGGTGGAACCATCACGGCTGGCTCAGCCAAGACCTTCTCAGCGTAACCTACTGGGAGGAAAGGACATTTCAGGCGAAACAATAAGAAAAGACTAAGGCTAAGACTAAGGCTAAGACCAAGATGAAGAAGGGGGTCTAAAGACCCCCATGTGAGGTTTCTATGTGGTGGACGGAAGCCTGGGGGCTGTCACCTTGGGGCGGGACGGACGGCACGTTCTCCGCGTTGGCCTGGGCGCGGGATGAGCTCCACGTCGTCGTGCGGTACTCAATGCGGCCCGAGGCGGCCGCATACGACCCGAGGAGCTACGGCCTTTTCGAGGTGGCCCCGACGCCCTTGTCACCAGAAGTCCCAGCCGTTGTGGCCGTAGAGGCGGAAGCCTCAGCCCCGCTCGCCTGGGACCTCGTCCTGCGCCTTTCGAGCCCGCTCGGTTCCTCCGGAGCGCTGTACCGCCTCGTCATCGTTCCGTACCGCCAGGACGTCGGAGAGGCGGGCGGCCCCTCTATCGGCGGCGTCGTCGACTCGATGCGCTCTGCGGACGGCTCGCCGCTGACGTCGCCGCTTTACCTCGTTCGAGGCGTGACGTCGCCGGCGACAGATCCGGCCGTCGTCTCCGAGACGACGGACCCTCGGCTCGTCGACCTCGACTACCGCTACACGGCGGCCGACGGCGCCCTGGCGGCCGGATACGCCGTGGCGCCCAACGGAGACGTTCTTGTGTCCAGCGGCCCTGCGACGCTGCGAAAGCGCATCATCCGGCGACTGACGACTCGCAAGGGCGGCTTCGCGTGGCTGCCCGACTACGGCCTGCTCCCGGCGCAATCCGGGCTCATCACGGGGAGCAGGCTCGCGGAGCTTCAAGCCGATGCCGTTGCCCAGCTCTCGGCCGAGCCGGGAGTCGCGTCGGCGACGGTCGTGCTGCGCCATTTCGTCGGGCGCGGTATCGTGACGGCGACCGTGTCCATCGGGCTCTCCACGGGCGGCAGCATGGACGTCGAGCCGTTCGCCATCCTCGGAGGCTAAGCTGTGGCAGATCAGCCCACCTACAACGACTTCATGCTCATCGCGGCCAACGCAGTTGCAGGCGTGGAAGGCGGCCGCATCACGCCGGAAGCCGTGCTCACGCCGGGCAGCGACGTGAACATCCTTCTGTCGGCGGCGGCGCTCATGGCCGAGCGGTGCATCACCGACTCGGCTCGCATCGAGGCCAACTCCCGCATCGACACTGCAGAGGGCGTCGGGCTCGACCAGATCGGCTTCGACGAGCCCTACGGAGTCCCGCGCATCCAGGCGGCGCCAGCGACTGTGACCCTGGCGCTGACCAGAGCCTCGTACTCGGCAGGGAGCGGGACCATTGCGCAGGGGACGCGGCTCAAGCTGGGGGGCGTACCGTTCCGGACGCTGTTCGCCGTGTCGTTCTCCGCGACGGCACTGGAGGCTGAGGTGTACGCCCAGGCCGAAGCTACGGGCCCTGGCGGGAACGTAGCCGAAGGCACTTCTGGCACCTGGACGGACCAACCGTTCGACGGGTCCATCGCCATCGAGGCGGCTGAGAACGCGGCGGGCGGGACGGACCGGGAGACGGACGCCTCGTATCGCGAGCGCCTCCGCGCGGCGCCGAGGGAGGCTCGACGCGGGACGCTGTCGGCCATCGAGTTCGGTGCGCTGACCGTTCCAGGTGTCGCATTCGCCACTGCGACGGACGTGCTGCAGGCCTCTGGCCTGCCAGCGCTCCAGGTGTCGCTCGTCGTCTCAGACGCGGCCGGGAACAGCTCGGGCGCCATGCTCTACCTTGTCGGCCTTGCGCTTGGGGAGTACCGGTGCGGCGGTGTGCCGACGTTCGTAAACGGCGGCACGGCCGAGTTCGTCGACGTTGTCGTGGCGTTGACGTTCCTGGCGACCGTCGACTCGCTGGCGGCGGCGCAGGCAGCCGTCCAGCGCATCGTGGCCTACGTCAATGGGCTTGGCCCAGGGCAGACGCTTGTGACGTCGAGCATCGCCGCGGCGGCACTGGGGTCATCCGTTGGAGCGACGGGCGTCGTATCGTGCGACGTCGTCTCGCCGGCGGGCAACCTCCAGCCGTCGTCGCCGACGGGCGTCATCAGGACGACGACGGCGCGGGTCACGACGGCATGAGCGCCGTCTACGCGCCACCGTTCCGACCGGCGACGGCCGAGGAGCTCCTGACGGAGCTTCGCGGCGTCCTCGACCCGAACTACCTCGCGACGTGTGGCGACCCGGCCAGCGGCGGCAAGGAGCTGCTGGCTGCGCTGTGCGCCATGTTCGCTCGCGTGCAGCTTGCGCTGGAGAGACGCCGCAAGGACGGCATCCTGTCCCTCGCAGCCTCGCCGGCTCAGGCCAACGTCACGCTGACGCTCTCGCGGACGAACACGGCCGGCGCGCTGGTCCTGTCGCCGGGATCGGAGTTCGCGACGTCCGAGGGTGTCCGCTTCCCGCTGACGCAACGCGTTCAGTTCAACGACGGAGCGGCGACGCCGACTCCATCCACCGTCGACTGCATCGCACTCCTGCCGGGGTACGACGGCAACATCCCGGCCAACTCGGCTATCACGCTGACCTCGTGGGTCGCTGAGGCGGGAGAGCCGGGCACGGAAGCGCTCGCCGCCAGCGTTGTCGTTACCAACGCGACGGCTGGCTCTGGAGGGGCTCCGGACGCCATCGGCATCATCGCCCAGGGGAGGGGCGCCTACCCGAGACCCGGCGAGGATCCCGAGGCCCTGCGGCAGCGGGCCAGACGCATCGCCGACGTCGTCTCGCCCGTGGCGCTCCTGGCGACGGCGCGGCGCATCCTGCTCCCCTACGGCATCGCCTCGGGCGACGTGTTCTACTGGGATGGATGGGACATCGGGCCGGCTGCAGACGAGGACTGCTCCGACGACCCGAGCGACGACATCAGGCAGTTCACGCCGGAGCGCGGGGAGGGCTGGTTCTACGTCGAGGTGCCGCTTGTCCCGAGCCTCGACCTCGGGGCCTTTTCCGACGCCGATGCCGCGGACGACTGCTGTTCGGACGGCTACCCCGTCCAGCAGGTTGCGGCTTGGGGCTCTCTGGTGCAGGCTTTGACCGCTGCCAAGGGCGGCGGCACCGCGTTCTCTGTCGTGGTCCGGGAGGACTGACCCCATGCCGACAAACAAGCCGTTCGATCTCGTCCGGCAAAGCGACCTCCAGAAGATCACGTCGTCCGAATTGAACGCGCGCGAGCTCCTGCGAGACACGACCATCGCTACCGCTTTCGGGGCGCTGGCGGGCCTCCGCTCGACGGCTTACGGGGGCGGAAGCAACCCGGGCATCGCCGACCGGGCGTGGTGCGCGCTGGAGCCCGGGAGCTTCCTTCTGTCGGGCATCGGAACACTGAGCCTGACCCTGTCGCACGGCCTCGGCCTCTGTCGCGACAACACAACCGACTGGCTCGCCGAGGGGCGCGGCTACTACCGCTGGCTCGACCTCGCGGAGGACGTGAGCATCGGCGTCACGCCGTGCGTGACCGTCGGCAACGCGCGATACGACATCGTCGTGGTCCGGCCGACGCTCCATCAGGCCGAGGTCGAGTCGGTCCCCATCAAGGACCCGGTCACGAACACCTACAGCGGGCAGAACAGGGCGACGCGTTTCAGGGAGGAGATCCGCTGGGGGACCGAGTCGCAGTTCAACGCCGGGGAGGCGGATGGCTGCGTCATCCAGGGGGCCGAGGCCACCTCCGGAACCCAGGTGGAGCCGGCGACGCCGGCGGGGGCCGTGAAGCTGTGGCGATACACGGTCTCGACCTCGACAACCTCCAACGAGAAGGACTGGCGCCGGATGCCGCGCCGCGTCCCGCAGCGCCTCGTTCTCGACATCCACTATGACGCCGGCAGCGGGACGGCGACCGTCATGGACAGCGAGGGGATCTCGCTGTCCGCCTACTCGGAGAACGGCGTTACTGGGCAGATGACCATCGCGTTCGATGGCGGCTACCCGACGAGCGTGCCCATCGTTCGTCTCACGGCAGGGAACGACGGCTCGGCCAAGCCGATGCTCCCGTTCATCGCAAACGACTCCTGGCGCGTTCCGCTTCGGGGAGTAACCCACCAGATCAACATCAGGTGCTGGGACGTGTTCAACAACGCCGTCAACATCGCGACGGCGACCAAGTTTGGCATGGAGATCGAGAGCGTCGATTTCGACGACGGCGTGCAGGAGTAAGCCGTGGCCTCCGTTACCTTCGACGGGACCGAGGGGCCGCAGGCCGTCCCCATCGGGACAGCCATCACGCTGAGCAACGGCGACGGCTGGACGGGCGTTGCCCGGGCACTTTGGCAGTTGTTCGTGCCGCCCGGCAGCGCTGCGGCCCTGGACGTGCCTGGTGGTTGGCAGATCGCCCCGTTCACCAACGGGTTCACGCCGGACGTGCCTGGGGTTTACCGGGCCGAGCTGACCACGATGGCGCTCGACGGCTCTATGGCGCGAGCCTCGGGCGTCGCCACCGTCGCGTTCCCGTTCGTGCTCGATGCGGGCCAGACTCCAGCGACGGGTGAGACGACCGAGCAGGGAGCGAGCGGCTGGACCGACCCGGTCGACCTCCTCCTGCAGCGGGCCGCGCGCATCGACTCGGACGCTCAGCTCGTGACGTTCTTGAACGGCACCGGCTCGGCTTTGGCCGAGGGCGTCGTCGTGACGCTGACGGAGCAGCGGCGCTGGCCTGACGTCATGGGTGGCGCGCCTGTGACAGGGGCGCCGCTCGACTACATCGCCGAGGCCGTCGGAGACGTCGGTCTCGACCGACTCGTGCTCGTTGTCCAGGGCGGCGCCGACGGCGAGCGCTGCGTCGGGCTCCGGAGGGGCGTCATCGCCATCGACGCGACCTCGTGGGGGCTGACGCCGGGAACCCTCCAGACGATCTACCTGGACGACTTCGGACTCCCCCCAACAGCGACGCAGAGTGAGTGGCCGCTCGGCAGGGCTGTGGCGGGAGCGGCGGACGCCGACCCCGGCGGCTACGTCTACTGGGACCCGGCGACCAGCGAGAGCGCCGGCCGCACTGGGGCCGTTGTCGCAACGCTGGCCGACAACACCGCGGTCGCCACGTCCATCCCCGGCCTGAGCTGGGACGCCGCGGCCGTTGCCGGCGTGTCTATCAAGGCGTGCGTCCGCAGGGCTGGCCGGTCGTTCGTGACGACGCTCGTTGGGGCCGTCGATAACTCCGTCCCCGAGTTCCGCCTCGGGGCCACGTTTGCTGTGACGACAACCTCGCCCGGCGTCACCCTTTCCGGAGCTGTCGTGGCTGGCCGAGCCGTCATCCAGTTCACGTCGACCTCGATGGGCAGCGACGCCGAGGCCACCTTCATCGTGGAGCAGGCATGGAAACGCTGAGCCCCGACCTCATTGCCCAGTTCGGCATCGCCGCGCCGATCTTCGCCCTGCTGACGTGGTTCCTGAGGAGGTCGCTGACCATCCTCGATGAACGGCTCGCCGCCATCGCCGACCGCATCGGGACACAAGGCGACACCCACCGGGCCGAGGTTCACGACCTCACGGCCGCTCACGCGGCTGAGGTCAAGTCCCTTGGCGAGGCGCACTCAAAGGCCGTCGAGGCCCTCATCGCGCGCGAGCGCGAGCTGACCGACAAGCTGCTCAAGCTCAAGCTGTCGGAGCTGCAGGCGAAGGGCCAGGAGCAGACGTGACAACGCAAGAGACCCACCTGCGTCGCTTCTGCGCCATGCTGTGGCGGCGCCTCGGCACGGTTCTGCCGAAGGAGAGAGCGACGCAGATCCTGGCCGACATGGCGGCCGACAGCGACCCATGGGAGCCGGCGTGACCCGCGCTCTCGTCCTCTGCGCCCTGCTGGCGGACGTGGCCCTCGTGGGCTGCGCGCCGCTGGCGTGCGTCACGGTCGCGACCCTCGAGGCCGCGCCGCCGGTGCAGGCCACGGGCGCCCCGGGGCTGCTGGTCCGCATGGGCCGCGAGCTGCTCCTCGCGGCCGCCCGTGCTCGGTGCGCCTCTGAGACGGACGGACCGCTCTTACCGGAGCCGGCGCCGCCCTGACTCGCACCGGGCGACACTCGACACACAACCAACGCCCCGGCAGCCTCGGCTTCCCGGGGCGTTGTCGTTTCGGCTCCCATTGCGCGGGCTTGAGTGTCCATGTGAGACCGCAACAGGAAGGCGCAAAGCGGCAACTGCGGCACCTTTCCAAACTTTTCGGAGACCACGCTACGAAAGTTTCTTTCGGAGAAACGAAAGATGGGGCATAACACTTTCACCGGGGCGAGGAACCCCGGGCAAGAGCCCGGCTTAGGGCGGCGAAAGCCGCTCGCGGGAGGAGGCGACGGAGCCTCCAGAGGGGGGCCGGGAAACCGGCCAGCAACTCCCCGACCTGACGAGAGAGCGGCCCGAGAGGGCGCGCGAAGGCAGGAAGGACTAGGGTTGCGGCGTGTCTCCCCGCTGGCGTGGTCAAACTGCCGGTCTACCGTCGAGGACGCACCTCGGGCAAAAGCGCCCACCTCCTGACGATGGCAGGGGGCGCCCTGCCGAAACGGTAGCGCCCAACGCGGCGCCAAGGACACCGACCATGATCAGCCTCACGCTCTCTGACAAGGAGCTTGCCGTTCTCACCGCCCTCCAGGCCGCCGAGGCACGGCTCGCCGCGGCCGTTGCGCTGGGGCTTCCGCCCCAGGCGCTCCGGGCCTACCAGGAGGAGGCTGACGCGGCGTTCTACGCCACCCTCAGCCGGTAAGCCTCAGAGGCCGGAAGCGGCCTCGGCTCGATGACGCATCCGCTCATGCTTCCCACGCTCGATGGGACTAGCGGATGCCTCATCGAGCCAAAGTCGCTTCACCTTCAACCACAGAGGCAGCCGAACGACGTCCGGTTAGACGTCGGCACCACGTTCCGAGCGGTTCGAAGCGTGGCGAGCCCGCTGCATGATGCGGGAGGCGCACTCGGCAAAGCGCACGCTGGCGCCACTGGCGCCCAAAGGATCCACCATGAGCACCAACGAAATCCTCGCCGACGTCGAAGCCCTCTACAAGGAGGACAAGGCCGCCTCCCTCGCCAAGAAGGCCGAGGCCAAGGCCGCCGGCCGGGCGGCCGCCAAAGCCGCCAAGGACCTCTACAGCAAGGCCAACGAGACGGCCGCCAAGATGGCGACCGCGGCCCCGTCCGCGGTCGGCGAGGAGGTTGTCCTCGCCGACATGAGCGCCTCCGGCCAGGAGGGCGTTGACGCCGGCATCCTGCAGCCGCTCCCGGCCGAGCCCGGACCTCAGGCCGGGGCCGAGGCGAAGGCTGATGCCGAGGCCGAGGCGCGCGCCTCGGCCAAGGGCAAGACGACGGCCCAGGCCCGCAAGGCCTACAAGGCGACGTTCGGGACTGACGCCCCGAAGGGCGTCGTGGACCCGGTTACGCTGTACCGCGCCATCAACCTCGGCAAGGCCATCACGGCCGAGCCGAAGGCCGAGCCGAAGGCCGAGCCGAAGGCCGCATCCGGCTCGGCCTGGATGCCTGTCGACGGCCTCGCCTGCGAGGCGGCCCTCCTCCACCACTTCCCGACGCCGTCGTCCTACAACGACGACAGCACGCCCATGTCTTGGACGCGGCGCCTGGCGAAGGAGATCATCAAGGCGAGCCTCGCTGGCAAGCCGGCCAGCAAGGCCGAGCTTGTCGCGGCCATGAAGGCCGCCGGCTACTCCGGCAGCATCGACTCCAAGCTGGAGCGCCTCGGCCGGGCGCCCAAGGCGGCCGCGCCCAAGCCGGCCGGGACGGCAACCAAGCCCGGCCCGGTCGACGCTTTCCGCGAGTACCTGGGGACCCTGAGCCTCGACACGGCGCTGGCTGTCCTCGGTGTCCTCGTCGAGGAGTACGAGCACAAGAAGAAGACTGCCGCCTAACCCGCATCCCCGCCCTGGAGGGCTTGTATCCAGGGAGCCCCCGGGGGCTCGACCGACGTCGAGCCCTCAGGCGCAAACGCAGGGCAAAGCCCCTGCAGGAGGAAGCCATGTTCGAGAGCCCGAAAGCCGGCGAGACTTGCCGAATCGTAACGCGCTCCCAGGCCACCTGGGAGTCCGACGTTGTCCTTGTCGAGGACGTTCGCGAGCTGGACGACGGCTCGACGCTGGTCGAGGGCCTGGTCCTCGACCCGCTCAGCACGCCCGTGGCGGGACAGTTCCGCTCGGGCTGGCTCATGGCAACGGCCGCTCGGCCGTTCGGCCTCGTCTCATCCCGGCTCGTGAAGCCGACCGAGGCGCGAGGCCACGCGCTCGTCACGCTCCTGGGAGCCGTTCCGGCGGCCGTCACCGGCACTGGGTGCGTCGCCGGCATCCGCGACATCCTGGCGACCGCAACCGAGAAGGGGGTCGAGCTGTGAACACGTTCGACGCCATGAAGGCCGCCGAGGCGGCCCTGGACGAGGCCCTCCTCCGGTACGAGGAGGCGCTCAAGACCGGCAAGGACATCGCGACGGCGCAAGCCGCCGCGCTCCGAGCCATCGACGAGGACGAGGAGGCCATGCGCGCCTTCCTCAAGGAGCGATCGCAATGAGCGCGAACATCACCGGCGCCATCGCCGGCCGGCACCTCGGCTCCATCTTCTGGTGGAAGCTGCCCAAGGCCCCTGTCCCTCACCAGCGTGTGTCGTCGTTCCTGTCGTCGCAGGCAACCACCCATCACGACCGGCTGCTCAACATGCTGCCTGCCGCGCCCGAGCCGCGCGTGGTGTTCGGGCGAGCGGCCAAGGTGCTGAAGGAGGGCGGAAAGCTCGACAGCCGCAAGATCGTTGACACGGACGACGAGGTCGGCTTCGCAATCGCGGAGCCCCTGGTTGTGGGCCGGGGCGTGAGCTACCGGCACACCGCCGACGTCACCTGGGCGCGCTCGCCGAGCGGTGGCCCTGGCTCCGTCTCCGCGACGGCCTGGACGAAGGGCGCGACGGCTCTACTCACAGAGTTCAACGCCGGGCTGGACGCGCTCGGCGGCCCGGAGCTGACGGAGCTGTGCAGCTCCGTCGCTAAGAAGGTCGGAGCCATCCCGCTCCGGCCGAGCGGGGGCGTGTACTGGCTGCCGAGCAGCTCCCCCGGCTTCATTCTCCTGCATGGCCTGGGCGACATCTTCGCCCTCGCCAAGAACGACGGGGCGCGCCTGAGCATCACGCCGCAGTTCGCGACTCCCGACGCGGAGCAGGCGCTCGGCTCGGCCGCCAAGGACGCGGTCCTCGGCGAGCTTGTCGAGGTCGCTGCCGAGATCAAGGGGTTCACGGCGACGACGCGCGACCTCACCATCGACGCGCGACTGGAGAAGCTGCGCGACCTCAAGACGCGCGCCGACTTCGCGGCCGAGCTACTCCGCGAGTCGGCCGAGTCCATTCACGCGGCCATCCAGCCGCTCCAGAAGGCCCTCATGGCCCAGCTGCTCGGGCAGGACCCGGGCTTCGACACCATCGACATCGACACCTTCACCAGCCTCTGAGACGGCGCGCAACCCGCGCCCAAAGGAACAGACCATGACCGTCCTAACCAAGTTCATCGCCCTGGCCGATCACCTCAAGTCGCAATTCGTCGACCGCGATGCCATCATCGACGCGTCGCTGGCGGCCATCGCGAGCGGCCAGCACGTCCTGCTCCTCGGCGAGCCCGGCACCGGCAAGTCGGCGCTGGTCAACGCCATCTGCTCGTCCATCGACGGCGCCAGCTACTTCGGCTGGCTCCTGACCAAGGCGAGCCCGCCCGAGGAGCTGCTGGGGCCGCTCAGCCTCAGGGGGCTGGAGAACGACGAGTACCGCCGCGTGACGGCGGCCAAGCTCCCCGAGGCGCACGTCGCCTTCCTCGACGAGATCTGGAAGGCCAACAGCACCGTTCTGAACGCGCTCTTGTCCATCCTCAACGAGCGCACGTTCTACAACGGGGCGACGCCCCAGAAGTGCCCGCTGGTCGCTGCCTTCGGGGCCTCGAACGAGTACCCGACCGACACCGAGCTGGCGGCCCTCTACGACCGCTTCCTGGTACGGTTCTGGGTCGAGCGCCTCGACCCCGCCGGGCTCGTCGCCATGCTCGGCAAGCCCGAGCCGCGCCCGCTCCCCGGGGCGCTCACCCTCGCCGACATCGAGACGGCGCGACGCGAAGTCGCGGCCGTGAAGCTCTCCCAGGCCGGACTCGACCTCATGGCGAGTTGTAAGAGCGCGGCCGACGGGGCTGGCTTCAGCGCCAGCGACCGGCGCTGGCGCCAGATCGCCCGCTACCTGCGCGCCGTTGCGTGGTACGGGGGCGAGGCCGAGGTCAGCGACGCCACGCTCATGGCGCTCAAGGACGTGCTCTGGCGGGAGCACAAGGAGCGGCCGGCCGTCATGACGACCATCGGCAAGCTCGCCAGCCCCATCCTGACGGAAGCGCTGGAGATCGCCGACACCGTCAAGGCGGTCGTCAAGGAGTCCAGCCGTCAGGCCGGCGAGGCCGACGTCGCCTACACGACGCGCCTGGCCAAGGCCAGCTCCGACGTTCAGCGTGCGGTCGCCCGGCTCCGGGCACTCAACGTGGCGGGCTCCCCCTCCGCGGCTGCCAAGGTCAACGCGTTCATCGCGGAGGCCCAGAAGCAGCACAAGGTGCTCGCTCGCGAGGCGCTTCGGCTGTCTGGCCTCGACACCGCCTCCCTCATGGGAGGCTGACCGTGACACCGAAGCAACTACTGCTGGAGGCCGCCCTGCTCGTTGAGCGGGCGGCCGGGACGCTGGACTCATCGGAGCACCGCTGCCCGACGTGCTCCGGTCGACGGTTCAACGACTTCGAGGCCGCCAAGCTCGCTCGCGAGCTGGACACCATCATCAACAGGCTCCGCAAGGGAGCCTCGGAGCTGAAGCGATGACAGACGCCAACATCATAGTCGAGCGCACCGACGTCGCCGACGTCACCGCGCTCGCCGAGCGCGTGGGGGCTGACCTCGCGGCCCTGCTCCCTCGGGCAGAGGCCGCGACCGCCCTTCCGGACGGCACGCGCGCTCTCGGGGCGTGGGAGCGCCTCCTAGCAAAGGGCGCTGAGAAGCGCCTGGACTGGAAGGCGTCGGCCGACCGCGAGGAGGGCCGGGCCGGCGTGTCGCAGATGCGACATGAGACCTTCGGGCGCCTGTATGGCGACCCGAAGGAGCACGCCGCTGTGAAGCGGGAGCACCGCTGGATGAAGCGCGTCCACGAGGCGCTCGACCAGATCCCCGACTTCGAGGCTCTCCGCGCGCGGACCCACGGCGACGAACTGTGGTCCGAGATGGCCGTCAAGGCCATGTACGAGGCGGCCATGAAGGCGCTCCCCGACGCGACCGAGCGCGAGAAGCGAGCGGCCGAGGCGAGGGCGCGCGTGGAGGGCCTTGCCGGCATGGCTAGCCTGGGCATCCCTTGCACCGGCGATGACCTCGGCGAGGCGCTGGCCGAGCTGGAGGCGCTCGACGAGGAGGAGACGGCCGAGGAGGACAACGCCGCGCTGCGGGCGGCCCTCCGCAAGGCCATCGGCGAGGTCACGCAGGACATCGACGCCACGGCAGACGCCCTGGCGATGTTCCAGGGGGCTGGCGGCAAGGGGGCCGGCGCGCAGGAGAAGGACATGCGCGACCCGGCCAAGCGGGCCGCGCTGGCCAAGCGGCTCAAGGGATCGCGCGACCTCAAGGCCATCATGGCCGAGGCCGGTCGTCTCCGTCGCATCATCGCCGCCAAGCGGGCAATGCGAGCGAGCCACGCCCCCGAGGAGCTGTGCGACATCGAGCTGGGCGGCGACATCGAACGACTGCTCCCCGCCGAGCTAAGCCGCATGGCTCACCCGCTGCTCAAGCTCGACACCTACCGCCGCATCATGGAGCGGTCGGCGCTCCAGAGCCGGCTCCGTGGGCGTGAGAAGCAGGGGCGCGGCCCCATCGTCGTCTGCGTGGACGAGAGCGGCTCGATGAACGGGGCTCGTAACACATGGGCGAAGGGGCTGGCGCTCGCACTCATGGACCTCGCCGGGGCCGACGGCCGAGGCTTCGCCCTGGTCGCATTCGACGCCAGCGTGCAAAGCGTGTACGTCCGGAAGGCCAAGGAGCCGCATGACCCGGCCAAACTCATCGACGTCGTGGCGACGTTCTCCGGTGGCGGGACAGCTTTCGAGCCGCCGCTCAAGAAGGCGCGCCAGCTCATCGAGCGCGAGGGCCTTGAGAAGGCGGACATCATGTTCGTCACCGACGGCGAGGCATACATCGGCGACACCTTCGCCGACGAGTTCACGGCGTGGCGGGAGGCGAACGGCGTTAGCGTGTACGGATTCCCCATCGGGACCGAGGTCAGCACGCTCAAGCGGTTCTGCACGACGATCGTGAAGCTGTCCGAGGCCGGCCAGGACGACGGAGGCGTTACGGACGCCGTCGCCTCCATCTGAGCGCATCCGTGGCACCCATGGGACAGCGCATCCGCGCAACCAGGGGAGCTTCGGTCGCCATTGCTACCGCGGCGTCAAGCGGGCAGCACGACAAGTGCCGGCCGGGTGAAAGGCCCGGGCAGCGCGGCAGCGCGCCATCTGGCTGCGAGGGCCAAACCGCAACCTGCGAAGCGTCAGAGCAGCGGCAGCACGCCAAGTGCCGGCCGGGGTGAGAAGCCCCGGCACCCTACTCAGATTCGCGAAGGGTTCGTGGCCGAGCCCTTCGCCTTCTCAACACAAGGCGCCAAGGGCGCCAGGGAGGAAGGGCCGTGAAACAGCGGTTTGAGTTCCGGTGCGCCCAGCTCGGCGTTACCGCGGCACAGGTTGCCGAGCATGCGGGGCTCACGCCCTCGCAGGTGTCCAGCATCATCAACAGCAAGACGGACCCTCGCGTCAGCACGCTCACCCAGCTTGCCGACGCGCTCGGCGTCACCATCGCGTGGCTGTGCGGCCCGGCCGACGCGCCTGCCGTCTGGCAGCGCGAGGCGCTGGACATGATGCCGCCCGAGTGGACGCCCGGAGGCCGGCGATGATCCAGGCCACCGTCATCGAAGTCGACAAGGCAGGACTCACGAAGTCGGTCGCTAACTGGGGCCTCCTGCCGCCCCAGAGCAAGAAGCAGCTCGCCGAGGCCGGGCGGACAGCTCGCGACGAGTTGAGCGCGTCGTCGCTTATGCTCCAGCTCAAGTGCGAGAGGCGATGGGCCTACCAGAAGCTCGACGGGCTCCAGCCGCCGATGCTTGGTCGGAGCGGCCAGATCGGCAGCATCGGGCACCGCATCCTGGCCCACGCCTACGCGGAAGCCTTCAAGGCCAAGGCTGACGGGGAGTTCGCCGACACCGACAGCATCGTCGATGCCGCCGTCGGCGCCGCCGTCGACGCCGCTAGCGCCATCTCCCAGGAGGACGAGTCGCGGGAGCGAGCTTTCGCCATCGCAACCGGGGCTAAGCTCGACGAGGACAACCTGAGCGAGGTGAATGTGGCGTTCTCCGGGGCCGCCGGTGCGCTCCGGAAGTACCTTCCGACGGAGCTCAAGCACTACGACTTGCTCGGAGTGGAGATGCCGTTCCGGCACTTCATCCCTGGCATCGCCGGGGTTGCGCACAAGGCGGTCATCGACCTCGTGCTCATCGACCGCGCGAGACGACGCATCCTCGTCATCGACCACAAGTTCGTCGGTGGCCGGGCAACGTCGGAGGCGCACACCAGCCGGTTCGATTTCGACCCCCAACGACGGGCGTACCAGTGGCACCTGGAGCGCGCGGCGCCTGGGTACACGGTCGACTTCGCCTACAACGTCATCCGGGCCAAAATCCCGGCCGACGTGGCGATCGCAAAGTGCTGCACCAAGACGGCCTGCACACTGTGCGGCGGCAAGGGGACACGGCTCTCTAAGTCCCCGATGGACACCACCATCGCAAAGCTCCAGACCTTCCTCCAGAGCAACCCGCATCTGGAGCACACCGAGCGCGCTCAGGAGCTGCTCAAGGACCTCAGGGCCGCGGACGACTACTGGTCGCGGTGCTACATGAGCCCGCCGCCGAGCCTCATCAACGGCTGGCTCGACGAGGTCCGAGACGCCGTTCGGAACCGGCGCTCGAAGGCGCGGACCGGGCGCTGGGTCAAGAACCGCTCCCAGTGCTCGACAGTCTACGGGCTGTGTCCGAGGACACTCCCGAGGCGCGCGCGCCGTTCCTGAGGAACGCCGTCGAGGCCGTCGCCGAGGAGCCCAACGACAGCCCGGCCGGCGACGACTTCGCCGCGCCGTTCTAGGAGGAAGCCATGTACGGCAACCGAGACGACGAGTGTGACTGCGCGCCTGTCGAGACGCGCATCATCTACAGGCGGCAGCGACCCATTACGGCCGCCGAAGCCGTGCGACTCAGGCCGACGATGCCGATACCCGAACTGTTCGATGCCATCGTTCGCGATGGCGCCCTCACAGTCGGCGAGGACCCTGTCGTGCAGACCTACAGGCGCGTCAACGAGTTCCGCGTCAACGTACTGTCCGAGCGGCCGGCAACGTCGGAGGATGTGCGCAGATGGGGCTCGTGACGCGAGACGGCTACCCAATCGCCGCCAACAAAGTGCCGTGCCGCGCCTGCCCCTGGCGCAGGGAGCAGGGCGGCCGGCACGACGACAGCCTACCGAGCGCCCTCTTGGAGGGTGTTTCGTGGGGTTGTCACACCTCTGGCGTTACTCCGTCAGGGGACGCACTGCGCATCTGCGCCGGCTGGCTATGTTCCGAGGACGCGAAGTCGGAACGCATCGTCAGGTTCGCTAGAGACAACGGGTGGATCCCAAACCAAGACGAGCAGCGACAGCACGCCCGAGAGGCCGGCATCGAGCTGTTCACAGACTACCGAGCCGTCCTGGCTCGCAAGGAGAGTCCATGAAAGTGTCCAGAGGAGGAGATCAGGCCGCCACCGTACACCTCAAGGTGGCGGTCTACGGCCCGAGCGGCGCCGGTAAGAGCACGCTGGGCGCGACGGCCTACGTCAGCGACCCCAAGACCGTCGCCATCATCTGCGCCGAGAAGCAGGCCAAGGCCATCATCAACCTCTGGAACCCGGAGGCCCTGGTTCTCGATGTCGACAGCGTGTCCGACATCCAGCAGGCGTACAGCCTGCTCAAGCGAGGGTTCGCGACCGGCACGCTGTGGCTGCCGGACGCCAACGGCAACTGGATCGACACGGCTGAGCCGTTCGTCACCGAGACGGTGGTCATCGACAGCGCGTCGGACATCTTCCGGACGCTCAAGGGCGATCAGCTCGCCATCGAGCGGGACGCAGCCGAGCGGCGCGCCCGCGCCCGCAAGGGCAGCGGCGACGTCGTTGTGGAGGACGACTTGGGACAGCACGGATGGGACGTGCTCCAGCGCCGGTTCATGGACGCGATGCGCGCGTTCCGCGACCTCCCGTGCAACCTCCTGGCCCTCTGGGCGCAGGACGAGCGCGACGAGAACCGAGAGACGACGTATCGCCCGTTCATCCAGGGACGCGACCTCAAGTCCAACCTGCCGGGGCTGTTCAATGCGGTCGGCTACCTGAGCCGCGTTTCGTTCCCGAACGCGGAGGGCGGGCCGCCGACCATCAAGCGGCTCGTCTCGTTCGCCCTCGACGAGCGGTTCACGACGAAGGCTCTCGACGGGCTCGACGGCTCCGAGCCGCCGAGCTTCCGCGCGTGGCGGGCAAAGTTCCTCGACCACTGCGCGAAGGTCGCCGCTCGCCGGGCAGCCCTCCGCGCCGAGGCCACCGAGAAGCAGGCCGCGCATGAGGAGGCCGCCCGAGCGGCGGCCAACGAGGCCGCCGGCCCCGCCGAGACCAATCACAAGGCCGGACAGCCGGCCGAACAGGGCGAGAAGCCCACCCAGGAGACCTGACCCATGAAGTTCGACCCCAACGCCATCCCCAGCAACCTCCCCGCGCTCGGCCCCACGGTCGCGCGCATCACCGCGCTCAAGCACGGCACGTCCAAGAACAACGGCTCGGACTACTGGCGCCTCACCTGGGACCCGCTCGGCCAGTACGACACCAAAACCGGAGCCGTGCTGCCGTACACGGGCGACGTCGACCCGGCTGAAGGCATCCTGTCGTTCAGCCCGGCGGCGCTGGCCGGCACGGGTCGCTCCTTCTTCGGCCTCCGCGTGACGGAGGCGATGGACAGCGAGGACGAGCGCGCGGCCCAGGACATGTTCGTCGGGCGCGTCGCCATCGTCGAGATCAAGCACGAGGAGTACAACGGCTCGACCCGCGCCAAGGCCGACAACATCAAGGTGGCCCCGCCGGCCGTCCTGTCGCAGTTCCCGGACCGGGTCAAGCCTGGCGCGGCCGCGGGCGACGGCGGATACCGGGCACCGCCGAACAACGGTGCGGGCCCGACGTCGACGTTCACCGACGACGACATCCCGTTCTGACCTTTCAGCCGGAGGACACCTGCCATGCACGGAACCTATGCGCGCGTCTCTCGGGGTCTCGTCGAGAGCCCGGAGTTCCTTGCGCTGTCGGATGCTGCTCGGCAGGTTGTCCTCTGGCTGGCCGTCGCAGGCCACTGGTCGGGCCTGAGCGCTCTCGACGCCAACCTCATCGCCGCGCACCTTGTTCGACCCGTCGCATGGGCCGAGGGCGCCCTAGCCGAGCTGGCAGAGGCTGAGATCGTTTGGCTGTCGGGACGGACCATCTACGTCCCTGGCGCCCTCGAAGCCTTCCCGCCGGCCAACCCCAACATGCTCTGCTCGGCTGTTCGGCACGGCTTGAGCCTCCCCGACTCACCGACCCGCGCCATGTGGGCAGGCGACCTCGCCGCGCTTGCGCGCCCGGAGTGGGTCAACCGGGAGTGCGACCTGGGCCTCAGCCGCATGACCGGACGACGACCAAGACCGGAGTCCCGCCTAGCCATCCAGCCGAGGCCGCTTGCGCCGGCGCCAACCCCGCCTTCGCCAGCCCCGCCAGAAACGCCCGCAGAGGCGCCGCGCCCTGTCGAGGCGCCCAGCGCCAGGGCAGAGGCGCCCATGCCCGCCAGCGGGCCTGCGCGGTCGGTTCCAGGGCCATCGCCGGCTGCCATTCTTGGAGCGTGGAACGACAACGCCGGACAGCACGTCCGCGCGCAGTCGTTCGTGTCAACCGGGCGCGCCCGCCTCGCCGAGGGCTACACGCTGGATGACCTCGGGCTTGTCGCTCGCTGGGCGGCGCACGGGCCGAAGTCCGCCTGGTTCGCAGGAGCCAACGACCGCAAGACGTCGTACCTGTCGCCGCGGACGCTGTGGCGACAGACCAACTTCCCCCGCTACCTGGAGCAGGCCGGCGCCTGGGTGGCGTCGAACGGACTGAGCGATCGCGACGCTGCCAGCGTCGCGTTCGTGGCGTCCAGGCTGGCCGAGGAGCCGGCCGATGCTGTGCCGGCAGAGGACGACGAGGTGCCGGAATGGTGAACGCGGACGTGTCCGAGTACGTCGCCGCGAAGGGCTGGAGGCAGAAGGGCCGCGAGGTGTGGTCTGGTGTCGGCGCGCAGCTCATCTACGACTGCCCGCTTTGCGGCAAGACCTCTGACGGCGAGCAGCGGCGATTCTACCTCAGCGAGGCGACGGGCCAGTGGAAGACCTTCTGCTGCGGGCAGACGGGCAACCTCATCACGCTCAAGAGACAGATCGGCGACCTCCAGGTGCGCCTTGCATCGGCATCGGGCGGCGCCGACAGGGACGCCAGGGCGTTCGGTCAGGCTTTGCTTCGCAAGAAGGGCACGGCCGCCGCCGCCGCGCTGTCTATGGTCTCGGACGCAGCGAAGTACACCCTGCCGCCAGAGGGTACTGACGAGCGCTACCATGCCGCGCTGCTGGCGCACCCTGTCGCGCTCGACTACCTCCAGCGTAAGGCATCTCCAGGCGTGAAGGGGCGCGGCTTCACGATGGAGACCATCGTGAGGGCCAAGCTCGGCTTCCGGCCCCTCGACGCCGCCCAGGCGGCGAAGCTGGGGACGGCAGTAGACCACCCGGAGCACGGCTGGATCTGCATCCCTTGGTACTTGCCAGACGGCAAGCTGGCCGGCTTCAAGTACCGGTCGCTCCCCGCAACGCAGGCGGCCAGCCCGGACGATATGCGCTTCAAGCGTGAGAAGGGCTGCCCGTCCGTGCTCTATGGGGCGCACGAACTAGCAGCGAGCCCCAGCCCCATCGTCGTCCTGTACGAGGCCGAGCTGGACAAGCTGGCCGGGGACCAACTCGGCTTCCCTGCCGGCCTTGCCATCACGGCTGGCGCGAAGGCGTGGAAGCCCGAGTGGACGGCCATCCTCGCTGGCGTCGCGACCATCATCATCGCGACGGACAACGACCAACAACCGGGGAAGGCCAGCAACCCAGGCGAGGAGGCAGCCGAGCAGATCGCCGACATCCTTGGGCGACACCGCTGCAAGCGGCTCAGGCTTCCGCGGAAGGACGTCGGCGAGGCCCTGGCAGGGAACGACCGCGGCGCGACGCCCTGCACGCAACAGGAGGTCGTGGACGCCTACACCTCACTCGCCGCGTTCCCGCACCCTGGGCTTCGGGACGCGGGGGACTACACGAGCCTCGCCACTCTCGACAAGACCA